AGACTTGATTTAGTAACTAGACAATTAACTCGTGATGAAATAGTTGATTTCTTTGCACAAATTAAATTACGTCCTACTATGGAAGTAAAGTTTTTAAATCCATTTACTAATACTTGGAAAACAATAAGTGCTTATAGAGGAGATAGAATTGCTCAGGCTGCTTATCCAGTTCGAGTAACTGAGGGAGTAAATAATGCTTTAGTTGAAATCTTTAATCCAGTATCAATAGCATTAATAGAATTGTAGGTGTTATATGGTAAGCGAAGAGTTTATAAATGAGTGTAAAAATTATGCTTATGAAAACCGATATGGAAAAATAGAGTTTTCAAGTCCCTCATTAGAATTAAATCAAAGCAATAAAATACAAGAGTTTACTATAGATGGTGGATGCTATGTTGATGGAGATATAGTTGGTAGTGTATACGTTAAAAAGTTTAATGCTAATTTAATAGATGCTTTAGACGACACTATAGAAAATAGAGAGTTTGATGCAAGTGTTGGAGTTAAATATACTGTTACCGAAGAAGTAGAAGATGAAGACGTTGAAACCGAGGTTACGGAATATATTGACATGGGTTCTTATATTGTAGAGAAACCTAAGGATGAACAAACTGAAAATCTGACTTCATTTGTTGGCTATGATTTATTAATGCAACACCTAGACGAAAAATACCAAACTTCATTAGATTATGAAAACGAAACAATAACAATAGCGGACGTTTATGATGAGTTATGCACTACATTGGAATTAACCCCTGTAACAACAACTTTTACTAATAGCACTATTGAAGTAGAGGCTAATCCATTTGTAGGTGGTGAAACAAATCGTATAGTATTAAATGCTATTGCTAAAGTGGCTTGTGCATTTGTAGATATAGACTATAGCACAAATGAGATAGATTTAAAGTGGTTAAGTAGTAGTTTAGACTATACGTTTGCAACAAGTGACTTCTCTTCTTTAGAGGGCGGAAAAACGGTATATGGGCCAATCAATTCATTAATATTAAAAAGTGGTGCTGTTGATAGCGAAAACGTATCACAAGAAGATGCCGAAAGTATTGCACAAAATGGGGAGCATCAATTAGTTATTAGTGAAGATTATTTCTTATATAATGAAACCAAAAGGCAAGAGGCTCTAACAGCAATATGGAATAAAGTAAATGGATTAACTTATACTGAATGTACTTTAACAACATATACTGGAAAGCCTTTCTTAAAAATAGGCGATAAAATACGTATATATTTAGACGAAGAAAATTATATAGATAGTTATGTATTACAACATAATTTTACTTATGACGGAGCATTTAAAAGTATAATTAAATGTCCTGTATTAACTGAACAAGAAGTTAAAACAAAACAAAACGTAAGTTTAGGGGAAAAATTAAGACAAACCGAAATAATTGTTAATAAGCAAGAAGGAACTATATCTTCTACGGTATCACGAGTAAGTGATATAGAAACTAAAGAAAATAACGATTATATTGAGTTAATGGGAAAGTTTAACGATTATGAACCTTCTGGAAATTATTCTCAATTAGAAACTAGGCTATCTACGTTAGAAACAGATACCTATTTAAAAACAGAGATTCAATCAATATTAAAAGGAACTTATTACGATGAAAACAACAATCAAATAGTAAGTGAAATTGTTAAAACAAATAGTGCTACATTTGATGAAAATGGAATGACTTACGAAAAGAGTGGTGCTAATACTAAAACAACTATTAATGAAGTAGGAGTTAACGTAAAAGATAATAACAACAATTCGATTTTGTTTGCTGGATATGTTGATAATAATAATACGCAGTATTCTGCTTATCAAGGTCAAACAATAGTTGCTACAGATAACATTATGGTAGACCACTATTTAGTAGTTGGCTCTCACAGTCGTTTTGAAGATTATGAAACAGGAACAGGCTGTTTCTATATAGGGTAGGTGATAGATAAATGGCATTTACGTATGGAACAATAACTTATGGTAAAAATGATAGTGGTAACATAATTTATTACAACACAACCCCTGTTTACCAAGTAAGATTAGGCTATCAAGTTAATTCACAAGATATTGAGTTAAACAAGTCAAACATAACATTACAATTAGAAGTACGTTCAGTAAATAGTCAATATATAACTTATGGTTATAATCAAACGACTACAATAGACGGAACAACTTTAGGCTCAAAAACATTTGACTTTAGAAGTACAAATGTATGGCAAATATTTGGTACTAGAACATTTGACGTAAGTCATAATGCAGACGGTACTTATTCGGTAGAAAAAAGTGGTTCATTTACTACAAATGTTAGTGGTACAAACAGACCTAAATCAGGTAGTGCAACAGTACAAGTTACATTACCTACTATTCCTAGAGCAAGTACAATAACTGTTAATGATGCAAATATAGGTAGTAGTACAAATATAGTAATTAATAAAGCAAGTGCAAGTTTTACTACTACTTTATCATATAAAGCAAGTGGTCAAAACAACTGGACTACAATAGTTACTAAAACTCCTAACCAAGTTTATGGTTGGACTGTTCCTACAAGTTTTTACTCTTTAATACCAAACAGTAAAACTATAAGTTGTGAGTTTAAAGCAGAAACATTTAGTGGTGATACTTTAGTAGGGGAAAAAACTACTACGGCTACATTTACTGCAACAGGAAACCCAATAATAAACAGTTCAAGTGCTATTGATATAAATCCCATAACTGCTAATTTAACAGAAGGAACAAGTACAAGTAGTAAAGTGGTTAAATATGCCTCTAACGTACAAGTATCAGTAAATGCAAGTGGGCAAAATGGTGCATCAATAAGTTCTATAACTGTTAACGGAACAGCATTAACATTAAGTGGTACTAATCCTAAAACAGGTTCAATAACAATTAATGGTGCAAGTACAAACGTATTTACAATAGTTGCAACCGATACCAGAGGCTATCAAACAACTACAACAAAAACAATGACAATAGTGAATTATGTACCATTATCAATAAATGCAACAATAAAAAGAAATCAACCAACAGATAACAAGATAAATATAAATGCAAGTGGTAATTATTTTGATGATAGTTTTGGCAGTCAAAGTAATACATTAACAGTTGAATATAGATATAAAGAAAGTACGGATAGTTGGACAGGGCATAATTGGTTGTCTGATATGACAGTAAGTAAAAGTGGAAATACATATACTGCTTATAAACAATTAAGTAATATGGATTATACCAAACAATATGATTTTGAAATTAAAGCAACTGATAAAGTAGGAACAAAATCAATAACAGGTATAAGAGTTTCAAAAGGAACACCAGTATATTGGTGGGATGATGACCAATTTAACATAAATGGTAAATTATATACAAGTAATGCTGGTAGAGAAGATTATGCTGCATTTGGATTCACCTATGATGGTGCAGGTAATATGAGGCATAAAAGAAGTGATGGTGGAGATAACTTTGGTATTGATAAATATGATGGAACAAGAATGTTGTCATTCTGGCCTGAAAGTGGAAATGCTGTTATTAACGGAAGTGCAACATTAACTGGTTTAACTGTAAATGGTAATGCAGGTACTAATAATATTGTAAAGGGTGGAACAATAGAAGGACAAGCAAACTTTGAAACAGATACTTATACAAAACAGTCATTTATGGGTAGTACAAATGTTGGTGGTACTTGGTATAATCTTATAAATGTAAGACACCGTAATGGTAGTGGAGATGGAACTAGTTATGGACTTCAAATGAGAAGTGTTTTAACGTCAGCAGGAAGTGAACTAGAATACAGAAATAATTATGGTGGAAGTTGGAGTGGTTGGACAAAAGTTGGATATACAACAGGTTCAAATACAAATGGTTATTGGATTAAATATGCTGATGGAACAATGGAATGTTATAAAACAGTAACAGGAACAGTTAATATTACAACAAGTTGGGGTAATGGATATACTACTGGTAATGCTAATACAGTTGATTTAGGTAATTTTCCACAAACATTTACAGCAGAACCAAATATACAAGTTACGGTAAGACGTGGAACAGGTGGTTATAATTTTTGGTTAGGAACAGTTAGTGATAGTACTGCTTCTTATGCAGGGAAAATAAGTTTATTGCGTTTTACTTCTGCTAGTAGTGTCGGATATATATTGTGGGTAAGAGCAATAGGAAAATGGAAATAAAAAAGGAGAGTGATAATATGAAAACAGTATTAGAAAGATTTAAAAGTCCAGTAGTTTGGTGTCAATTAGTAGTTTTAATTGCAGAGATACTAAAACTAATTGGTGTTTATGAAATGCCTACTGAAACAATAAGTACAATACAAGATATTATTACAATAGCATTTCAAGTGTTTGCTGGTATAAATAATCCTGCAGATAAAGATAATTTTTAAATAGGAGGTATATATGAATATTAAAATTACACGAGGTGATACTGCTAAGTTCTCTTTTGTTCGCAAAGACAAAAATGGTAATGTAATTTTATCACAACCACAAGCGATATATTTTAGTGTAAAAACTAATGGTTACGCAAAACAACCATTAATACAAAAAACACTAGAAGATATGGAGTTTGATAGTGAAACAGGTAAATATATATTTTATATTAACCCCGAAGATACAAATGAGTTATCTTATGGAAAATACGAATATGATATTGAAGTAAAAGATACAATAGATAGTATTTCATACACAAAAACAATATCATTAGGGTGTTTCGAAATAAATAAAGAAATAACATTTGTATCTAACGAGGTGTAATATGGAACAAGAGATACAAGTAATAAAAGAGGACTTTGAAAAAGAAATTGTTATTCAAAACGAAGAAATTGGTGTTATACCGACTGGAACAAAACAAATAACTGAAAATGGCACTTATGACGTAGCAAAATATAAAAATGCGAATGTATCAATACCATTACCAACAGGAACAATTAATATATTTCAAAATGGTGAATATAATATTAAAGATTACGAATTAGCCAACGTAAATTTAACAAGTTTATATACAGGACACGCAGACGTAGAAGGACTAACTGCAATAGGTTGGACTAGCAACGATATAAACTATTTCCAACAAAATGGTATAAATTGGAATGAAGAACTAGATAATTATTATAAATTACGACCAGACGAATTAACTGGCGTAGTAAGTAATAGTACAAGATATATGCCAAAAGATACAACATTATCTAATTTTCATTATCGTAATACTTTAATTGCATTACCTTATATTGATTTTAGCGATAAAGTTAGTTGGAATGGAACTTTTAGGTCTTGTTATAATTTGACGACTATACCACAATTTGATACAAGTTCGGCTACTATTATGTCATCATTGTTTGATAGTTGCTATAACTTAATAAGTATACCTTTGTTAAATACCAGTAATGTAACGACTATGAATAGTATGTTTTCTAGTTGCTTTAATCTTAAAAATATACCTTTATTAGATACTAAAAATGTAACTGATATGAAAAATATGTTTGTTTCTTGTTTGTCACTAAAATCTATTCCGCAGTTTAATACTGAAAATGTTACAACAATGCAAAGTATGTTTAATAGTTGTAGAGCGTTGGTTGATATTCCAATATTAAATACAAGTAAAGTTACGAACTTTAGTTCAATGTTTGGTGGTTGTCATATTTTAAGTGAGAATAGTATAAATAACATATTAAAAATGTGTATAAATGCAACGTCATATACAGGAACAAAAACATTGTCTTATATTGGGTTAGCAAGTAATGATTATCCTTCTACAATGATACAAGGCTTATCAAATTATCAAGATTTTATAAATGCAGGTTGGACAATAGGTTATTAAAAAGGAGGTGAGATAAATGAGTAAAGTGTTTACAAGTGAAGAGTTTGTAGAAAAACTAAAGTGGTTTACTACATTACCAAATGTTTACTATAGTGGTAAGTATTGGAGTCAGTTAAATGACAAAGGACAATGGAGAAACGACTGTGTGCTTTCCGTAAAAAGTTTGCTTTGGCAATTCAGTGGCGATAAAAACAAATATCGTGGAGGAACAATATATAAATCAAATGGAGTGGCGGATTTTAGTTGTAATGGTGCATTAAGTTATTGTACTAATGTAAGTACGAACTTTGCAAACCTAACTGCAGGTGAATATTTATGTATGAAAGGCACTAAGTACAATCATACAGGTATTTACTTGGGTAATGGTAAAGTTTTTGAAATGACAAGTTGTAGTGCGTGGGGAGTTAAGAAAGCCGTAATAAGCGATATAGATAGCAAAGGTAATCGTTCTTACAAGGGAGTTAAATGTTTAAAGTGGACATATCACGGTAAACTAATATATATAGATTATACTAATGCTCCTGTACCAATGGGGCAAGTTGCTATACTACAAGATACTATGAACAAACAATGGAATTGTGGCTTAGCCGTAGACAACTCGTTTGGACCACTAACTAGAAAAGCATGTAGAGAGCATCAACTAACTTATGGATGCAATGCTCCGATAATGGTTAAGTGGTTACAATGTAGATTAAAAGAATTAGGATATAATTTGGAGGCAGATTCGCATTTTGGACCAATTACGAAAAAATGTGTCATTAGTTTCCAGAAAAAAATGCACTTAAATCCAGATGCTATAGTGGGTGAAAACACATACAAAGCATTAACAGAGTAGGGGAAGAAGGAGTAAAATATGGTTGAGACGATAATTAAAACGGCGATTGGTTATATAATACCTGCTGTATTTGGATTTTTAATAGCAAAACTTACAAGTTATAGAAAAAAGAATAACAGTATTAAAATAGCAATAATGACTATTTTACAAAGTAATATATCAAATACATTCTTCTTATATGACCCTATAAAAAAAATACCTGATTATTTATACAAGAACATATTAAATCAAGACAAGTCTTATAAAGCATTAGGTGGCAACGATTATATAGAAGCAATAATGCAAAAAATGAAAAAATGGGAAATTATTAGAACAGACATATTGCATGATAAACCTCAAATATGATATAATTAATTTGTTAGACGAGTTGTGTATCTTTGGGTCATTATGACACCATCAAGTCTGGTTGGGAGATGCACTACCAGATAACTCAATACTAACATTAATTATGCGTTGATAATATGTAAAAATGGTTACTTATACACCTAGACCGTATGGGATTTACCGTTAGAAATGTATAAGCATATTATTGGCGAAAGGTAAAATCGCATTAGAGGTGGAGAAATCTGCCTCTATTTGTTTAAGGAGAAATAAATGGAAGAAGAAATTAAAGAAATACGTGAAGAAATAAAAGCCATACACGAAATAGCATTACAAAATAAAAAGGCTACTAAAACTAATGCTAAAAACATAAAAAATAATTTTGATAAAATGAATCAAAACACTTTTGTATTAGATATTCTTAAAGATTATAAAAGTGAAATAGATACTTTAAAGGATATAGTTAAAACAAACAAAAAAACTATTAAAATTATGCTTGTTGTATTAGCATTAATGGTTGTAATATTAGCGTTGGTTTGCGTTCATCATTTTATAATAGCGTAGGTGAAAGCCTATGAAAAGTTTTAATTTTATTAAAACCGAATATAATTATATTTGTGAAGAGGCTATGCTTAATGATGATTATAAAAAATTATTAGAAATGGAAATTAAAGGCTATTCCAGAACCAAGATGGCTATGGAACTTTATGTTACGGATTATACGCTAGACAAAATGATAGCCGAATTAAAGAAAAAAATTACAAAAGTTTTATAAAAACATTATAAGAACATTACAAAATAATGTTCTTTTTTTATGCGACAATTTAAGTGAAAGGAGATAATATGACTGACTTAATGGAAGAACTTTTAATGATAATGGATGATGAGTGTAAAAATTGCGAAGAATGGCAAAAAAACAAACCCCTTATAATAAATATTTATATAGGAGACGATGACGATGAATAATCAATATATGAGAGAAAACTTATTAAGATATAGAAATCAAATAGACGAAATGTTAAATAACAATATGCAGCCCCAATCAATGAATGTATTTAATGTTGGGGGTACTCAAATAGATTTTGAGGCTAGAATGATAGGAAAGGATGAAAAGCCTACCGAAATCATGGTACAGAGAAGAACGGCGTTTATCTGTATTGACAACGCAACTTTAACTATAAAAGAAATAAATGGGGATATTAAAGAATATAAAATAACAATACCTAAAACTAAAGAACAACTAGAAAACGAGGATTTAAAGAGAAGGGTAAAAGAATTAGAAGATAAATTAAGAGAGAGAGGTAAACAATGAATATAAGTTTTTTACAGCAAATATTAAAAAGTGGAAATCCACAACAAATGATAATGAATATGATGACTCCGCAGCAAAAACAAATGGCTCAAGCGTTTTTAAATAATCCTAATAGAGAACAAGCGTTAGAACAATTAAAGAAAGATTATAAAGTGTCTGACGACCAAATAAACTCTGTTAAAAACGTATTTAGATAAGATATTAATTAATTTAATATAGAAAGGAGGATTAATGAATAGTACAAACGGAATTGGTTTAGATTGGAGCGGTCTAATTGGTTTACTTATTATCGCTGGGATATTTGGATACGGTAATGGGTTTGGATTTGGGGGAAATGGTGCAGTTTCTACTTTAACGAATGCAGAACTTCAAATGGGACTTTACAACCAAACCACTGACAATGCTATAAGAGGAATATCTGGGCAAGTTGCAGCAGTTAATGATGCAGTATTAATTGGAAAGTATGATAATGCTTTATTAATGAAAGATGCCTCACAACAATTATCTAATAGCATCGCATCTATCGGTAACTTGGTAGTACAAGAAAATCAGGCTACTAGGGATATGATAATGCAAAATAAAATAGATTCGCTATCTGACACAATCACTATTTTACGTGGGGAGAATAGCAATTTAAAACAAACGGCTGAAATCACCCAAAATATATTAGGCAACTTAGCCACAACTGCTCCAAAACCACCATGTTATTATGGTTGCGGATGCAATTCCCTTTATTAATATAAAGGTTGACTTATGACTAGACGTAATAAGTCTAGTCTTTTTTAGAAAGGAGGAAATATGTGTAATACGATAATATGCTCTAATTTAACTACAGGAACTAACAATGTAGTATTAATACCTAATCAAGAAATTAAAAATCTAACTAATACAGGTAATTATAGATTAATACTTGCTTGTAATATTCCTGAGGCTACTGCTAATTATCCTGTATTTATTCAAGTAGGAACTAACAATGTTCCTGTCTTATGTAAGTATGGAAATGAAGTGTTAGCCAATATGTTAAACAGACGAGTTAACTACCCAATAGGTTACGGTAACGAAAACAGTAATTATACTGAAGGCCAATTTATAATCATGAATTGTTGTAATCTAAATCCAAGAGGAACTGAATCTGGAGTACAAACAACAAAAACTAAATAGAAAGGAGAATTATGGGATACGAAGATAAAGTGTGTGATTTTAAAAAATATGCTATGCAAACCGTAGATTTAATGGTGGATGCTTACAAATGGAAAGTAATGGCTAACGAATGTGATGATGAGAAATTAGTTGCTAAATACATGATGGTGAGCGACACATTATTAGATTTATTTATGGAGGAGCATAATGCTATAGGTGAAATGTTTAAGAGTGAGTAATCACTCTTTTTCTTGACAATTAAACTGGAAAATAGTATAATTTTTCATTTCGAAGAGGGGAGGTTAGAGTAGAGTGGGGTGTATTATAACGTACCAAAAAGAAAATGGTGAAATACTTTTGAGGCCTAGAATTAGTAAATATGACTTATATATTGGTAAAGAAACTTCTATGGGTTGGAAAGTTTTAGATATTCATTATGAGTACAACGGAAATTATTATCACGAAGAAGATTATTTTCGAGTTTTAAAAAAAGACAATAACACATATAAACAAAGGATTATTAAGTATATAATTCGAACCGTTAATAGTTGGTTATAAAAAAATGGTGCTTTAAATCAATTTTAAAGCACGTTTTATATCTTTTGACTAAATATACTATCTTATTTGAAACATTAATTGTGATGAGAATATGGCACTAAAACAAGCATATTATGAGTTGAACTATAGTTTGATAGACACTTTAAATGTAAAATAAAAAACTTTTTTACAAAAATGTTTAAAATATATTGACTAACGATTTAAAACGTGATATGTTTATTTCGTAGATTAGACGAGGATTCCTCGGCTTATATTTTTAAATTAGGTAGTTCCCATAATATATAGTATGAATATTATTAACACTTAACATAATATAATTTAGACCTAAATTAAAAACTGAGTCGAAATCCGATTCAGTTTTTTTGTTTAATTTATAGAAAGGAGTAAACGTGGCAAAACAATTAAGAGAACTTAAATATCCAAACTTATTAGCAGAAATGAGAAGACATGGTGAAACACAAGATGATTTAGGTGAATTACTTGGATTATGTAGAACCACAATTAATTTCAAATTATCTGGTAAATATGATTGGACGATAGGTGAAATTGAAATAATCTGCAATCATTACGAAAAAGATTATTATGAATTATTCAAATAAAAAAAGAACTCTAGGCGACCTGAGTTCTATAAAGACATTGCGTGAGCAGTATTAACTGGTCACACAATAAAATCTTAACATAGAATCTCTAGGAAGTCAATAAGGAAAGGAGAGATATGGATAAAGGCTTTATATTCCTACATAGAAAGTTTCTAAAATGGGAATGGTATAGCAATGTTAATGACCGTTTAGTATTTATACATTGTTTGTTAAGTGCTAATTGGGAAGATGGGTGGTTTGAAGGTAAAAAGATACCTCGTGGTAGTTTTGCTACGAGTTATAAAAATCTCGCTAAAGAGATAGGTATTTCGGTGCAATCTCTACGAACTTCGTTAGAACACCTAAAATCAACAAACAATATAACACACGAAACTAATAGACAATTCTCAATAATAACAATAAATAATTACAACAAATACCAGTTAGATAACACACAAGTTAACAAACGATTAACAAACGACCAACAAACGACTAACAACAATATAATAAATAATAATAAATTAATAAATAAAGAAAGTATATCTAAAGATATACCAAAGAAAGTTTTTAGTAAGCCAACTCTCCAAGAAATTAGTGATTATTGTTTAGAGAGAAACAATGGTATAAATCCTAATAAGTTTTATGATTTTTACGAAAGTAAGAACTGGATGATAGGTAAAAACAAAATGAAAGATTGGAAGGCTTGTGTTAGAACTTGGGAGCAACACGAAAGTAAACAAGATAATTCTAAACTACCTGATTGGTGGGATAAAGATTTTAAGGAAAGGGAAAGAACTGATGAGGATGAACGAGAATTACAAGAACTTATTAGAGGTTATTAAACAAAGAAAACCTTTAGTAATGGATTTGGGTGATGAAGTTTTACTCCACATGAAATGGGATGAAGAAAGAGTAACACCTGACGGAGTTAAAGGTTGTTATGTTGATGAAATGGGAATGACTTCAATGAAATTAATACAAGATATTTTACAAGAGAAAGTTTATATTGGTGAACGAAAAGTAACGATAAGAGAGGATAAATAATGGAAGATAAGGAAGAAGTAAAGTTGAACTTAAAAGAAAAATTAAATGAAATAAAAAAAGAAGTAAGTATTTTACAAAAGAATAGTGAAGGTCATGGATATACCTTTGTTGATGAGGAAAGTATTCTACTTAAAGTAAATACTAAAATGGACGAGTTAAGAGTTAGATTGATACCTAATTTTGTACCTCAAACAACCAATGTGTTTCCTGTCACTTATGAAAACGCTAAAGGTCAAAACAAGACTGACATAGTAGTACATAGTGAAATGACATTTACTTGGGAAGATTTAGATAGTAACGAGAAAGAAGTAAATTACTGGTATATGGTAGGACAACAAGCGGACGGTAGTCAGGCTATGGGAAGTGGACTTACATATACAAATAGATATTTTCTACTTAAATATTTCAATAGTGCTACTACAAAGGATGACCCTGATGCTATTAGAAGTGCTATGGAAAAAGAAGAGGAGCAAAAGAAATTAAGTGCTACTCAAACTAAAGTTAAAAAGATATTTGATAAGATGCTTAAAAAATATCAAACACAAGAAAAGATTTATGAAATACTAGGGACTAATAAAGACGACTTCGTAAAAAATTATAGTGATAATGAGAAATGTAAAACATTACTAGAGCAAATGGAATTAATCGAAAAAGAAAGCGAGAAGAAAAAGAAAGATGCTTAGTATTGAAGAAAGAGAAGAAAGAAGAAAGCAAATAGGAGCATCTGAAGTATATAAGTTATTTAATTTTGATAGCCAAGATGCACAGGATTTGTGGGAATTAAAGATTGGCTTACAAGATTATCAAGAGATAGACAATGATGCAATTATGGCGGGAAACATTTTAGAAGAGGAGTGTTTGAAATATTACGAAAGAACAAATAATTTAAAACTTGTTTATAATGCTCGTATTCCTTCTAAAGAAATAATTGGTTTGGTAGCAAGCACGGATGCTTATGAGCCTGACTTTGGTATTCCTGTTGAAAATAAAGTTATAAACGAGAAGACTTGGTTATCATGGATTGCTAAGAGAAGTGGTAATGCGGAGTATGAAGGAATTAAATTAATCATTCCTAAATCATATTACTATCAATTACAAACTCAAATATATGTAATGGATGCGGATGAAGGTGTATTTAATATAAACACACTAACCGATGAGGAACAAGAAAATCCAATTATGGTAACAATTACTGATTTACATAATAAACAAATCCGAATTAAAAGAGACGATGAGGCTATTAACGAAATTAAGAAAAGAGTCAAATATATGCTCCATTGTATGAAATATAAGATTAGACCTAGTGAATTAGATTATTTAGAGAAAGAGGTGTTCTAGTTATGCAAATATTTTATGACAACTTTGATAATGTGTTCATAATGAAAGAAGATATAAACAAATGGTTGGGAGAACATTTTTCTAAAGACCGCATTTCAATAAATGATTTATTAGCAACTATAGAAGATTTAGATAGCGAAGTAGAATGTTTAAAAGAAAAAATCAATTTATTAGAAAACAAAGATAATGAAATTGATGATGACTACATTGAAAGGATAAGGTTAGGTATATGAAATTGGATGACTTTAGACTACCTACTACTTATTCGATTGTAGAGTGTAAATGTGGGGAGGTTTTGCATTTTCACCATAATTTCCCAGCAATATGTAATAGATGCGGTCATAAAGTTTATCCAACGGAATTATGGAGATTTAGAGATTTAATGAAGAAAACTTTGATTGAAAGGAAGAGAGAAGAAAATGAACAAAGTGTTTTTAAGAGGTAATTTAACTCGAGACGTAGAAACAAAACAATCTAGCAACGGAAATTGGATGGCTCGTTTTGGAATAGCCGTTCGTAGAGATTTCAAAAATGCTGACGGGGAGTATGATTCTGATTTTATTAACTGTCTTGCTTATAACAAAATCGCCGAAATGTTAGGCAAATACTTTCACAAAGGTAGTGGAATTATTGTTATTGGGCATATTCAAACAGGTAGTTATGATGATAGAGACGGAAAGAAGGTTTATACTACTGACGTTATTGTAGAAACAGTAGAGTTTGATAGAAGTAATTCTACCAAAGAAGAAAAAGAGGAAAAACCAAAGGTTGAGGAAAAACCTAAACAAAAACTAAGTAATGACCCATTCGCTGATTTTGGAAGACAAATGTCAGTTGATGATGATTTACCATTTTAGGAGGAATTATGGACATAAAGAAAAGTTTAAAAATTAATTATAAGTTAGGTAGTAATTATTTACTATTTCCAACTCATGATGGTTGGGTGTTAATGAGAAGTGGTTCTTATAGACCTATAATGAATAGTAATGACAACACTGATGAACAATTAGATAAGTTTGTAAAGGAACATAGAGAATATAATGCTCTAACAATATTAACTAGATATACAATTATTGCTAATTTAATTATCTTGGGTTTGTGTGTTTTAAATCTATTTAAACACTCAACAACATTATCTTATTTTTGTTGGGGAGCATTAATGGTTTTACTACCAATGTTAATTTTAATTAATTACATGATAGTAGAAAACAAAAAAGTTTATCACAAAGTGTTAAATGAAGACCAAATATATTATGCAAAATTATTAGCGGAAACAAATAAAAAAGAAAGGAAAAGCACTAGGTTAAAAAAGGGAGAAAAGAGGTCTAGTGAAGTACAAAAGTAAGCACGTTTTAATAGACGGTCATGACTTTCCAAGTAAAATGGAAGGTAATCGTTATCTAAAACTTAAAGAGATGCTAAAACAAGAAAAAATATCCAACTTAGAATTGCAACCTGCATTTATATTACAAGAAGGATTTACAAGAGACGGAAAGAAATATCGCCCTATTACGTATGTAGCGGATTTTAGATACAAAATAGGGGACAAAGTAATAGTGGAAGACGTTAAAGGCTTTAAGACTAAAGAATATCAAATAAAAAAGAAACTATTGCTTTACAAGTATGAGGGTTTTGAGTTTAAAGAAACGAGATAAGGAGTGAATTATGAAGGAAAGAAATTATGGTGAAATAACTACTTTTGAAACTAGAAAAGAGAGTTATGACCAAGTTGATAAGCAAAAAAGATATGCTCAAATTAAAGAGATATTATCTGAGTGGGGAGAATTAACCGCCAAACAAATTGCTGTCATCATGTTTAAAAAAGGTTATATTCCTACTTCCGAGAGAAACTACTCAAGTCCTCGTTTGACTGAACTATGTATCTCTGGTGAAGTAGAGGTTGTTGGAAAAACTAAATGTGAGTTTAGTGGAAAGACAGTAAGTGTCTTCAAATTAAGAGAGGAATAGTTATGAAAGAGGAGTTTAGAAAAATGTGGGGCGGATTCGTTGAGTGGTATAAATACATGAGAAATTATAAAACCAACAAGAATTACGATGCAATTAAAGAGCAAGAATGTGTGGCTAAAGATAACGAAATTGAACGTCTAAAGAAAGTACTTGACGAACGTACAGTTATTGGAAAAGAAAAGGATAATTTAATTAAAATATTGTTAGATAGGTTAGATTCAAAGAATCAACAATTAAGTGATGCAAAGAAAGAATTACAAAGCAAGGGGGTAAAGAAAAAATCAAGAAAGTCGAATACAAATGTGTAATATGCCATAAGCAACTAGAAAACAAAGATACCATAAGATTGGCTAAACAACTTTATGGTATCTCCTATGTTGGTGGGCATCAAACAGTTAGAAAGTATGATTTTTGCAAAGATTGTTATAGACACTTTGCAGCGTGGATTAAAAAACATAATTCACAATAAAGGGAAAAGGAGCGAAAATGAGTAATATTTATGTAAAACAAATGCAACAATTAGGATTAAATCCTAAACAGTATGCGGAATTAATTGATATACCTTACGAGGTAGTTAAAAACTTCATTTATGGAAAAGAGGGTGAGTATGAAATGGGGTTAGGAGATTTATTAAGAAAAAATATGTTTAGTAAGCATCAAGAGGTAGAAAGAAATATTGAAAATGCAAAGATAAAAGCGGCTGAGATTAAATATCAAAGTCGAGAAAATCCAAGAGATTGGTATGAAAATGTATATACCCCTGAACTATTATTAAATACACTAAAATTAAAAACAAGGGTAGAGTTTGAAAGAAATTATGACATTATACTTGAAGGAGAAAGAGCATCTAAGTGGTTTTATAATTGCTTAACTGGTAAAACTAATTATGATAATCACGAAATTAATTATGAAAAGCAAGCACAATTTATTGAACAATTATATGATATTTTAGTTAATGGAAATGTAGAAAAATATAAAAGAGAAACACCTATAGAAACAAAGATATTTCCAACTGAAAGAAGGCCAATTAAAAATGGTAATTATAAAAACAAATATTTTAAATGGTTTGCTGATTTCAACCTTAAACAATACATGAAAGAAAACGGACTTCGAAATGAAGATTTATGTAAGAAATTAGGTGTAGGAGTAACAACTGTAAGTCATTTAATAAATAAGAGACATTATACTAAGAGAACATTACAAAAATTATATAACTTTGTAAATGCTAATATTAAAGAGACAAAGCCAACAGTTATTAAAAATACTGAAGAGTTTACAATTCCTATAGAACCAAAAGAAGACGATATAAATGTAATTACTATACCAAGTGATAAGGTTATAAGAGGTAGCATTGAATATTTTACGGAGAAAAAAGAACCTGAAACAATGTTTACTAAACATGAAAATAATATTGAAAATACCAATAATGATTTATTAAAGAAAATCTTAAAAAATCGTTTAACTGAAGAAGAAAAAGAACTAATTAAAATATTTGGTGGAGTTATAGATTAAAGAAATTAAATCAAAATTAAAGGAGAGTGATTAAAATGTTTCCAAATAGAAATTGTGAAGGTAAATTATATTTAACTACAACTACTGGTGGACTAAGTTATGGAAAAGATATGTATCAAAAAATAGAAAGTATTGAGGGAGATAGTGACGGTAATATAACTATAAAGGGAATAACATATTTACCAACAACATATCCAATTCCAGCGGTTTGGAAAGAGTGGAAATCCCCATTTGACGTAGACCCAGAATTAATAACATTTGATTTACCAAAAAAATATATAATCAATGATAAGGTTTGTGTATTGGTGTGGGAAGATGGTAAAATAACCAAAATAAAAAAGAGTCCTGACGATGATTATGACCCTGTTAAAGCATTTTTATGGGCTTGGTTTCAACACACTTGTAGTTTACCTAAATGGAAAGCCAACAAATATCTTGCTGAAGTAGAAGAGAATTGTATAAATAACATAACTAAAAAGAAACCTAAAAAGAAGAAAACAGTAATAGAGGAAATATGAAAGTTGGAGATTATATAAGAAACAAATATGGTTTTGCCAAGTTTGTTAAAATTGAGCAAAACACATTGGGTGATGACCTATATGTTTTTGATAATAATATATGTTGGTTTACTGATAATGAAGGTAATGAAAGAAAAGATATGCCTTTAACAAACAGAATATTTGTTACACCACAAATTGAATTAGATAAAGTTAGACAAAGTTCTAATATAGAAGATTTAATTGATGCTTTAGATTTGTTATTTATTGATATAAGTCCTGATGATTATGGTGGAATAGTAGTTCCTAGAATTGCTGAAACTGAACGAGAATTAGAAATATGGAAAAAAAAGTTTAAAAGTGGAGAATATATTCTAAAAGGAGTAGTTCCAAAAGAGGTAATAGCAACATATACATATTGGATAGGTGATTAAATGAGGGAATATACCATATATCTTCATCGTTTGAAAAGAGATAATAGAGTATATATAGGTATAACAAAGCAAGAACTTACTAAAAGATGGCAAAATGGTTTAGGTTATATTCGTTCAAGTTATTTCTATAATGCGATTAAAAAATATGGTTGGAAATCTTTTGAACATATCGTTTTGTTTAAAAATCTTACTAGAGAGGAAGCACAAGAAAAAGAAAAAGAACTAATAAAAATATTTAGTTCTAATTTAAAAGAATATGGCTTTAATATTAGCGAAGGTGGCTTTGCACCAATAATAACAGAGGAGCAAAAAATAAAAATAAGCAACAGTGAAAAAGGTAAGAAAATTAGTAGAAAAACTATTGAGAAAGCCAACGCAACAAAAAGAAAAAGATATTTAGAACATGGCTTAACTGATAAACAAAAAGAACATTATAAGAATATGATAAAACCAATAGTATGTATTGAAACCAATAAAGTATATTATGGACACAAAGAATTAAAAAAAGATAATTTTATTCCTAATAGTGTTTATTTGGTTTGTAGAGGAATTAGAAAAACTGCTAGTGGTTATCATTGGAAGTATTATGTAAAGGAGTGATAATTATTATTTACGTTATTATGGCAGGTGGTCAATATCAAGACTTTGAAACACCAAAACAATTAACTGTAATTAATGGTGAGTGTTTAGTAGATAGAACAATTCGTTTGTTAAGGGAAAACGGAATAAAAGACATATACATTACTAGCAACGATAAAAGGTTTGATTATAGCGATGCCCCTAGGCTAAAACATTACAATTCATACAAAGTGGAGGACGGTATTCAATATGGATATTGGTTGGATGCCTTTTTTCCACTATTTAAGCCTACCGAGAAAGTGTGTTTCATGTTTGGAGACGTATATTATACTGAAGAGGCAATTCGCACGATAGTGGACTTAGAATGTACTAAAAACACCTTATTTGGTACAAGTGATGCTAAAAACGAGAATCACGAGAATTGGGGAGAACCATTTGCTTATAAAGTGGTCGATTATAAGGCTTTTATGGAAGGTATAGAGGCGGTAAAGAAAATGCAAGACGATGGATTAACTAAACGTATGCCTATTGTATGGGAACTGTATCGTTATTTAAACGGCTTAGACATTAATGTTCAACAGGTTTTGGATGAAACTTATGTATGTGTTGATGACGGAACTATGGACGTTGATACCTTAGATAAGGTAGAAATGGTTCGAAAGAGGTTCGAAGATAATGAGTGAAGAAAGATTACAAGAAATAAAAGATAGTCTAACAGAAGAATTAAATAGTATTGATTATTATGGAAGTGAAACAGCAAAAGAAGGGTTAGAACTATACAATGAAGTAATTAGATTAAAAAAGCAAAATGAAACATTAAAGCAAAATAATATAAATGAAATATTAAAAAATGATTTATCAATATGTGCTAAACAATACAAAAAAAGTGAAGAAAAATTAGAAAAAGCAAACAAGAAAATAGAAAAAGCAAACAAGAAAATAGATAAAGCAATAGAATATATAGAAAATACACCATTATATGAAACAACATACGATTATAATATGGAAGAAGAACTAGAAATACAAAATGTTAGTGATGAAACAGCAAGTAATGATTTATTAAATATATTAAGAGGTAATGATGAAAAATAGGTCATATATAGTAGCATTTACAATATTTCCAAAGTATTATGGAAGTTTTAAAACAAAATTTGAAGTATTTAGTGATTATAAAATGGCATATAATTTTTATAAAAATTTAATGACAGAAGATAAATGCTTTTATAAACAAGTATTTAAGGAAGAATTAAGAGGTAAAGATAAATGATAGGAATAATAGTATTAAGTTTTATAATTGGTGCAAGTATAGGTTTTTTTCTTGCTTGTTGTTTAAAAGTGGGGAAGGATGATTAATGGATAATATTCTATTAACTATAATAGTTCCTGTATACAATTATCCTGAAGTAGATAAAGCACTAGATAGCATACCCCAAAGGAGTGATATTGAAATATTAATTGTTGATGATGGCTCAACTGATGAGACACCAAACGTAATTAATAAGTGGATATTTAGTCATTTATTTCAAAATGTTAGAGTAATAAGACATGGTTGGAATATGGGTTTGGGTGCTGCTAAAAATACGGGATTCGATAATGCTAAAGGTATGTATGTTACACAATTAGATAGCGATGATTATTTATACACTAACAAATACAACAAAGTAATTAATCAACTTGACGGAAAAGATATAGTTTATATTGATATGCAAGTTAATGATGGCTTAGTATTTGCTATAGACGAAAGTAGTAGAAGAGGTTTTTGTTCTGGCTGTGCTAGGTTGATTAGAAGAGATTTTTTAGGAGACATAAGGTGTCCTGAAATACAAGCAGGGGAAGATTGGTATTTAAGTGAAGAGTTACTAAAGAAAAAACCAACCGAAAAGTTTACAAGAGTAGTAGCATATCACTATAATTATCCTCGAGAGGGTAGTTTGTATGATAAATTAGTAAAAGGAGAAATAAAATGAAAAGTTTAGTTAATACCAAGAAAGTATTTATGTATGACACAAACGGGAACTTGTTAAAAGTGTTCCCCACTTCATTTGAATGTGCCGATTTCTTTGACAAGCCCCCACAATACATTTATTACAATATCAAATACTTTAAGAAGATACGAAAAGACGGAAAATGGTATGTAATAAAACGTAATTAATAATTTAAGGAGCAAAATGGAGGATTGTATAAAATATATGGATAATTTTGAAATGGAAATTATTGCATTAGAGGGGTTAATGAAAAGAACGGACGATATTAAGATGCAACAACTCCTAGAAATAGAGGTAAGCAATAAAAAAACACTACTGTCAAAGTACCGTAGTGTCCTAAGTAATATATCATCAAATGATATATGCTGTCGTCTATTTGCGAAGATACTGGGAGGTCTCCCCCCCACTAAAGCAGTAGAAGACGTTGCAAAAGAGAATTATTATAGAGATATTAAGCCAAATAGTTTATCGGCTATATGGAGATATTATTCAAAAATCAAAGATTTATTGGAATGATAGTGAAATGAGAGTAGATTATAGGGTATATTTATGGTGTCATAGAGGGTAGCACACCCCCTTTCCCTCTATGATGCTCCTATATAATGAAAAGGAAGGTATAATGAGTTATATAAGCAAAATAGATACAAAGTTTATTACGTTTATTAATAGAAAGTATGGGACTACTTTCATTTATTTTGATGATTATATTTTGTGGCTTTATAAAGCAAAAAATAACAACAAAGATAACTATTATAGCCAATTAGAAAAAGATTTATGGGAGTATTCGGATTTTCAGACGGGTAGTCCCCGTTTAAATGGAAGAACAACAAAGAGGTGAGTGTGCGTGAAAAAGTTTTCTCAAGAAAGTATAAATAAGAGGGTAGCAGCCACCCTAGAAAACAGTGATAAAAAAGAAATGGCTAAGCAAAAAATGATTCAAGAAATCAAAGAGGAATCAAAGGGGATGCTACTCCCCAACTTAAAAGAAAAAATGGAAAAAACTACGGAGTTAATTCTTAGTTTATTAAAAGAAAAAGATATTAGTAATATACAAATCATGTCATATATTGCGAAGGGAAGTTTACTTGAAAATGCTTTGGGTAGGAGTGTAGGGTACACCCCCCAAGAATTAAGCATTGGATTCGACTTATACCTAGATATGATTAATAAGATAAATGAAATTAAGCCCTTTCCCCCCACAGTAGAAAGTTTTGCTAACTTTATGGGGATAAGTAGGGATACTTATAACAATTATCTAGTGGATGCGGATAGGAAAGATATTATGAGTTATATACACTCATATTTATTAGGAGTCCTAGCCACCTCCTCCCTAACAGGTGAAACAAAGGAAATATCTAGTATCTATTTACAAAAATCAATGGGCAAAGTAGAGCAAGTTCAACCGATTGTGGTAGAGCATAAAAAGATAGCCAACTTAGAAGATATTAATAAGCGACTTGCCGACCTATCAAAAGATAATATTATTAATGCGGAATATGAAGAAAAAGAGGATTAAATAAATCCTCTATTTTTTTTTAGCAAACTCACACAAAGCACACCATAAAGCAAGTATTACTATTAATACAAATCCCAATCTAAATCCTCCTGTAACTTTGCTAGAATCTCTTTATAATCTTTAGTTCCATATCTAGCATAACATAATTTTATTTTTCTCTCGAACGATACTAATGGAACATTTAATATCGAACAAGCCGCTCTCATACCTGTATTAGTATCTACCATATATTGTAATACCTTAATAAAGTTTTCACGAGTAGACCTATCGGAATATGCTCTACCTAGTTTCTTCCCACTTTCACGTACCGCTCTTAATCCTTCTTTAGTTCTTTCACTTATAATGTCTCGTTCAAATTGTCCTAGTACCGAGAAAATACCTAGTAATAAACTTGTGGTAGAGTTTGGTTGTTCCCCAGCCCTTAACTCGAATCCTTCTTTAAAAATAATTACGTTAATTTTTCTTTTTTGTACTAAATCAGTTATTAATTCTAATGTTCTAATAACTCCACCACGAGAAAGACGAGATAAACTTTCTACTATTAAGGTATCACCCTCCACCATAGTAGCCATAAGTTCATCAAATACAGGACGATTGATTTTTGTTCCTGTAAACTTTTCTTCCACGTAAGTACAATTATTATTATTTATATAGCCTCTATCCTTAAATATTTGTATTTGTCTATTAAACTCTTGTGAATCTCTTGAAACTCTTATATAACAATAAATCATAAATCACCTCATAAATCGGTCATATTATACCATATTTCCTTTCTTTTTTCAACATTAATCTTCTTCTTTGAATAAATCTTTTCTTGTGGTTTTAGAGGATTCGTGTACGACAAAGTATTCAATATCAGTCATATCTCTATCCGCTATTAAATCTAGTGTTCTAACATTTCCCTGTCTATCTTCTACCTCTAAAACATTTTGTAGTGGGAATAAAATCCCGTTGTGTGTGTTTTCAATTTGCACATTATTTACTTTTGTAATTCTAATTATATCTTTATCACTCATTTTAAAAACCTCTCTATTATAATATTATATCATCATTTTAAATGGAAGGGAAGGGAATAGACCCCACCCCCCACTTTTTAATATGTACGCACAGGTAAAACTAACCCTAATTCTTTATCTTCGTTTTCAAAGTATAATGGTTGTAATTCGCCTTGATAGTAGATTTTACTATCTTTACCAATAATATCTAACATATTCTTTAAAAACTTTGCTTGATATTGACTACCGCCAAGTTTATATAAAGCCATTTCACGACCTTTATGATTCTTAATAAACTCCTTTAAATCATCATAATCAATAGTTAATTCGTTATTTCTATCAAAGTTTCCATTAAAATAATTCATTATTACACTAGGATACTTTGCATAAATGATAGAGCCTACCCCGTGTTCATCATGATATTTTTTAATATCTATACCATATTGTTTAATTTCATCATTAGTAATAACTAATGGTAAGGGAATATTTTCTTCTTTAATCATAATAGCATGGTAGGAGTCCGTTACGCATTTATACTCCCCAAAAATCCCATATCCCGTTAATACAGGATTCGTATGAGTCTTTTTGCTTGCTACTCGTTTAATAGCATTTAATCTAGTTTTCTTATTCATTATTTTTCAACTCCTTTACAATCTTATTAATTGTTTTTTTATCTAAAATAATCTCGTTATCCCAATGTTTAATAATATAATCTAAATTACCAATTATTTTGTTTGATTGTTCTAATAACATATTTACTACAAATGCCTCCGCACTTTCAAATGGATTCAAATTGCAACCTGTCATGTTTACAAAGTTTTCATATAAATCCCCAAAGTCATCCCAATATTTATGTATAAGTTCGATACTCCAATAAGTAGAGTAGGTAAATGAGCCGTCTACATTTTCCCCCTCAAATAACTTGTATCCTAAATCACAAGCATATATTTTTTGGTCTTTATATTGCTCTAATCTATCTATAATTAAATCCTTAACTAAGTCTTCCCATGATTCATAGGTATCCATTAATTCTTCTACCCAATGTTTATTATTATCCATTATTTTTCCTCCTTTAATTCCTTTAATTTTTCTTCTAAATCAACAAAGTGCATAGTATATAGCCCCCCGTCTTTTGTCTCAAAACCGAACTTATACTCGTTAGCAAAAATAAACTCATATCCCATTTTTTTGCAATATGCTCTTGCAACTCTTGTTAATTCTTCTTTACTTGCATATTTACTCATTATCTAATCCCTCATATTCTTGTTTAATCTCGTCTAGTAATTCATATAAACTTTCAATACTACCCCCGTAGGATATATCGTATTTTACTTTATTGTCCTCTATAAATTGTATTAAATAATCATGTAAATTAAAATTACCTGTCATTAAAACTCCTCCTTTAATAATTCATATTTCCCTGTAATAATATCTTCTATAATGTACTCTTCATTGTTGAAAAATCCAACCCAATCTTTTACAATTATTTGATAATCAAAATCCGTCATGTTTATAGTTAATAAATCACTCGTTTTATTTTCTATGTCATATTGAAAATCAAAGCCTTTATTATCTTTCCATATAACGAAATCTTCAGTTTCATAAATCTTTTCTAACATAGTACCACCCCCCCATTAAAATGGTATTTCATCTTCTTTTAATTCGCTATTTAATAAATCTAATAAATCTAAATCTTCATATAATCTATAGCAATATACCTGTATAATATCAATTAAATCGTTTTTTAATTCTTCATCACATTTATCTAATATTTTTGATAATTGCTCAACTCTTTCACTATCTTCTTCAATACTATTATCCCATATACCATTAATCTCATAACTAATGTCATTATATACATTTTTTAATATGTCTATTTTTTTCATTATTTTTCCTCCTCGTGTTTTTTATTACAAATTACACTATTCAACTCGTTTTCATATTCTCTTAACGTTTTAAATAATAATTTTCTAAACTCACGATTATATATAAAATCAATGTTGTTTTCCATAATCATAATTGCAATATATTCTTGTTCTAATAAATCAAGAGATAAACTCTCTGCAACCTCTTTTAATAATGCTTTCTCTTCATCAGTAAAAATAATTTTTTTATCCATATATACCTACCCCCCCTTTAACACACATTATCCTCGTGCAAAGTTTCCACAGATTCAAAATCCATATCTTCAAAATACATATCTAGCCACTCTTTATCTTCATCATCATGGATATTATATGGATAACAATATTCTCTAGTTAATATATATTTACTAGATTCGTTTACCCTGTCTACCCATTTTTGAATATCGTTTTTAATACCATCTAGCCAATTTTTGTATTTTTTTGTTTCCATGATTCTTGTCATTTTATCCGCATCAACATAATAATCATCAACAATTATGTCAAAGTCTTCTATATATCTTCTAATAGTAAAGTCAACACTATCAACCCATAGGTTTTCCCCATAGATATTAATGCCTTCATCATTAATCTTAAATCCTTTAATGGAGTCTATCCACCCCCCCTGACTATTGCTATCTAGGTAGACCTCATCAAAGGAAATGTTTTTAAACTCGTATCTTAAATTGTCTAACTCCATTTTATACTCCTCGTATAAATCGTCTTGGTATCTCATGTAAATATCTTCTTTATGTCTATCAATTTCTTCTTCTTTTTCTTCATCAGTTAACTCGTCCCAACTCTTTATAGTATGGAGTGTTTCACGGATAGATTCTTGCTCGTGTCCGTCTTCTTCATATATTTTAGTAATGTCTACTTGTCTATATTTTTTCATTATTTTACCTCCCTCATATCGTCTTTAGTCCAACATATAACTTTAAAAAATAATCCTTCATAATTGACACATAACATATCATCATCATTATATTTTTTTATTGCATCAAGTATTAGAAAGCAAGTATCACATACATAATCATCCCCACACTTTTTAAACTCTTTTAAAGTCTTTTTGGTGTCCTTAATAATGTCTTTTTTGCTCCCCAATAAACAAGTATCATTGTCGTATATTTTTCCCATTATTCTATTACCTCCTTAATTGAATGGAGTAGGGGGAGTCCCCCCTCTAACTCCTGTATATTTTTCATAATGCTATTGTGCATTGTATCGTATTTATTCATTTATACCACTTATAATTAAATCTTTTAAATAGTCTATAAACTCTTTTAAATCTTCATCAGTTTCAAAATCCTCAAAATCATTGTCTTGATAGTCGCATATATCCCCACATACACTATCGTACTCGGTTATACTATCCCATTGCTCGTTTCTATCTCTAACAACACACAATAAATCCTGTAAATAGTCTATTTCATCAATATATTTTTCTCGTAAACTCATATTAATCCACCTTCTTTATATCTAAATCCAACTCGTCATTAATAGCCTCTAGTATTTCATCATCATCAATGTTATATGTTTTTAGTAAATTAATTAAATTATCACACATAATCATTAAATCATCCATGTCAACCTCCATGGTGTAGTTAGCATTGTCAAGACAAGCCATGTATCCTGTAGTTTTATACATAATTAATCCTCCTCGTCATAATTGTGTTTTCTATCCCATATCTCTTTTACCTGTTTATTATCAATAAAAGAGTAGCAACTTAATGAATAAATCTCGTTAAGTTTATCCAATATATCACAAGCCTCGTCAACACTCTCAAAAAAGTCTTTATAATCCTCGTCATCACGGGGGATAGCCCCGTCATCCGCATAATTTATCATACTAGATAAAGAATCTATAATTTTACCTAACATATCTTTACTTATCATTATTTAACCTCCTTAATCAAAGAGCCTTCTTTAAATAACTTGTCAATTTCATCCCACGTTAATCCACATTGTCTAAAAAACTCTTTTTGGTGTCTTGTGGTCGTTTGTGAATATTTACCAAAATAATTGTAAGTAATTACTCCTGTCCCGTAAACTTGTGTCTTTTTACCGACAAGTGTCCCGTAAGAATATAATCTATAATCCACCACATTGTTGTTAGAAACAACCTCTACTCGTGCTTTACCATAAAAGTTTTGTCTTGAATCATAAATACATGATAAATCAAATGTCATATTATTCTACCTCCTAAATAATCCCGTTTTCTCTATACTCCTGTAAAAGTCCGTATCTCTTGCCTATAGTCTCAAAAAATGTATTAATTTCAACTAACTCCCCATAACTCCATGATAAACTTGAAAAGTTATATTGATAGTCTTTTGCCAACTCAATAGCATTGTCTTTTTTTTCTTTATAAGTATCCCCACTAACAGATAATTTTAAAAGCATTAAATCTTTAGTAAAGGGGGAAAAAGTATCATTGTGAAAAGCCTCCCACCCGTATTTATTGTTATAATAGATAGAAAACTCCTCTATATCATCAATAGTATACTTTACTAAAAACATATTATTTTACCCCCTTTTCTCTATCAACTAAATACTTGTGTTTAAATACAAGTGAATCAGTCGCTCCAATACCACCTCTAACACTCATAATATAGTCGTGTCTTATTAAAGCAATAATATTACCGCTATCCACTAAATTATGCTCGTCATAAATAATGGTATACTCGTAATCATTTTGCTCGTTAAACTTTATTATTTTTCTAATGCCTTCATCACTTAATTGTAGTCCTGTATTAATTACTTTTTCTACTCTTGTAAATCCTAAATCCTTAATATCATCAATAGTTATTTTTTCCATAAATACCTCCTAAAATCTACTTGCGGTGTAAAACTCTTTAGTATCCTCGTCATAATATACTCTTATAGCACAACCGCTCCAATACCCTTGTGTATTTAAACAAGCCTGTAATTGATTCATTAAATAATCCTCGTCATCCATGAATATAAACTCGTTATAATCATCCATAATCTTTAAAAAATCGTCTAACATTTTTTTATTTACTTTTACCATAATAGCCTCCTATAAATAACGACCTTTTTCTTCTAATGCGGATAAAATATTTCTAATGGATAGCCATGTCCCGTTAATATAACAACCGCACTCCATAGACCACTCATCATCCTCATCAATGTCATACTCTCGTCTTAATATTTCCTCAATTTCTTCTATAGTTAATCTCATATATACCTCCTACCATATTTCCTTTATAGATATTTTATTTTTGGTGCAACTTAATTTATAACGAGGGGGAGTATCATATTGGTCTATCTCGTAGGTATACCATATTTCATTGTCTTTTAATTTAAAATCCCCCATAGAATCCTCGTTGTGTAGGTTTAAATGCTCCGCCAATTTATCCGCCTGTTTCTTGCTATTACATAGAATAGTAAACTTGTTAGAATATAAATATTCTTGTCCTTTAATCGTTTTACTTATAATAAACATATTTTTACCTCCATTTTTGTACCCCACCACCCCTTTTTTCATCGGTAGAAAAATAGGGGAGGGGCAATTTTATTTTTCCTCTTTCTTTACTATATTTTTATAATAATAATCATTTATAAATTGTCTTCTTTCCTCAAATGTTTTATCACTCGTTATAATATCGTTGTTTATAAAATTATAAATATTTATTAAATCGTTTTTATTAAAAATTGTCTTTAAATCCTCATTATTTTTATCGTCTTTTATAGTTAAAACATAATAGCCGTAAAAATAAGCCTTTACTTGTGTAATATTTATTTCATAATTGTTTTTTTTATCGTAAATTGTTATTAAATCTTGATATTTTATCATATTTCCTCCGTTTTTCATCATCAGTTTATCATCGTTTTTCCTCAGTAATGCCTTTTTATGAAAAAACTTTATTTTTTTATCATTTTTTATCATGCACGCACGTACGGAAGAAGATTCTACTCAATTTTACGTTGTTTTTCTTTAGTCGCACGCACGCACGTGGAAAAAGTTTTTCCAAAAAGTAGGGGAAGAAGATTAGAGAAGTTTTTTAAAAAAGATTCTTTTCATCCTGTCCGCTCGTTTATGCTCTTTTATGCTCTTTTTTTGCTCCTGTTGTGGTCGTGATTCTCTTCTTTAATCTTCTATAAAAAAATTATAAAATAACAATTCAAGTGGCTATAATATCCGCTTGACTCGTTAATAATACCATGGTTTTTTGTCAGTAATGCTTTTTTATGTTTTTATTTAAAATAATTATAAATAATTAAATAATAGGATATAAAAAAGCCGTTATTATATGGATAAAAGCCAATAAATATTATCTAAAAGCCGTTTATAAGCCGTTAATATAAACATATTAAAACAATAAAAGCCCGTTAAATAGCCGTTAAAATGCCATAGAATAGGTAGTTATATTATGTTAAGTTGTTTATATAATAAAAAAATAACATTGTTTTTTGGTCCAATGTTATTTTATAATTTTTTATCCCTCGTTTATCTCGTTTATATAACGCATATATTCACTAGATAAGCCAATTATATATTTATCTTGTAATAACTCTTTTATTCCGTTGTCAATGTCTTTAATTATGTAATTTTTTAATACTCTATAACTTTTTTGTAAATCCTCGGTCATGTCTTTTATCGTGTAATATTCTTTTATGTATCTTAAATCATGGTTAATTTTATTATATTTGTATAGAATCCACGTTTTTTGTAATAATTTAATGTCTTTTTTATTCTTTAAATCATAAATAGCAAGTTGTTTATTTTTTATCCCGTTTTTAATTGCATCTTGTTTATTGTTATAATGTCTTGAAATGTCAACATAAATAAGCCCGTTATCTTGCCATAATCCAACATATTGCCCCGCTTTTAGTAGGTGTTTATATGTTATAATGTCCGCCTTTATCTCGTTAATGTCGGTTGGTTGGTGCGTTTTCTCGAATCCGTAAAGACTACACATAAAGCCATTTTTTAGAGTTGCCTCCTGTAAATCTCTGGTTAATGTTGCCCCCGTTTTAATCCATTTTTTTAATTGCTCGTCATTTATCACTTTTTAAATCCTCCGTTTTAAAATCCTTCGTTTATGTATTGTCTTTTTAGCTCGTGTCCGTTGCCGTTTATAATCTTTTTTAATTTTAGTAAACTTTTTATGTCGTCTTTTTTGTTAAATTGCTTTTGTAAATCCTCTTTTTTTTCTTTTGTTAATCTTGTTATGCCGTTTATGTTTTTATAATCCATTAAGTAAAAATTAAATTGTATGTTGTAATAATCGTTAATTGCTCCACGCATGCAAGTCTGATATTGAAAACTTTCCCAAGTCCTGTTGTAATAAGTTATTTTATATTCTGGTACTATTCTATTGTTTACTATAAATTGTACTTTATGCCCCCAATTATAGTAATTTTCGTATGTTTTACAATTAAATTGATAATTAAACCCGTTAATTTTTTTAGTTAATATTTCCACTTTTTCACCCCCTTATTAAATCCAGTATTTCATTTCTTGTAAATCTTCTTTACATGGTGTAAATATTAAGTCGTTAAAATAATCGTTGTATAAATCTTTTATTTCTTGCGGTGTTTTATCTTTTAAAATCATGCTTTTAATGTTTTTTACTTGCTCAATCATTTTAAAAATTAAATCTCTTCTTTTTATTGTGTCCCCGTTTTTCTCGTTTTCTTTTTGTTGCTCCTCATAATAATTAATTGCATTATATAAAGCCAATAAATCATCATTTTTATTAATTAGTTGCTTTCTTGTCTCCTTGTCCGTTTTTTTATTGTCTATCTTTTTTTGATTCTTTATAAATTGCTTTTCTATTTCTTTTTTAGTCATAATATTTTTTTACTCCTTTACATTTTTATTTTATTATGTTATAATGTAAAAAGTCGGTTGTAATATATCTTATAATCGGCGGTTGTTATGGAAGACCCCGCAAGTCGTCAATTTTTAGCGGTCGTCTTCTTTTTTTATGCTCTTTAATAACTGATATAATATAATGTAATATAGTGTTATATCTAACATGGATATATTATTATAAGTCATGTTATATAATAATAATAGTAATATAATCATGTATAATAATATTTTATATGCCGTCTTTAGTTTATATCTTTTTTTAGTCATGATTCTTTTTTTCTACCTCCTTTATTGAATCCCCTGTTATTGAATCCGCTCTAATAAAGATATATCACTTTTAACTTTTTACAATTATATTGTATCATAATAATATAATATTGTCAATAGTTTTTTAATAAAAAAATATTATTTTTTTTCTTTATTTGTCAATGTCTTTTTGTATCATATATTATTTTTAAATATAATCTTTTTTTGTATCCGTTTATTAATCCATATATATCGGCTTTTAGAATCTATTTTAATTACTTTTTTAGAATCCTTATTCTTTAATACCTGTTATTTGTCTTTAGGTTGTATCGGCTTTTAGTTGTCTATAGTTTATCATGTTATTATGTCTTGTTTTCTTGGTGTTGTGTGTTGTGTTGTGCCTGTGTTTTTGGTGGAAGGTTAAAAAAGTTTTTGCTTGTCTATAAATCAAAAAATATAATGATGCTTTTATAATATATTATTTTATTTTTATAAAAAAATTAATCTATAAATTGATAATAAAATATTGTTGTTTTTGTGTTGTCTTTTCTTGTTTTCTTGTATTGTAAACGGTCGTCAGTAATACCCCGTCCCCTATATAGAGAGCGACACCCCCCTATATTTTACCCCCTCAAACATACCAAAAATAACAAAAGAGTCGAGTGGCATTATACTCAAACATACAAAAAAATCAAAAGACTTCATTCGCATTTTACTCAACCCACTCAAGGGTATCGCATAATCAAAAGAGCCTGTTTACGGACGGGAAGTACTGGAAACTCCAATAAAGTTACACTTTTTTTTCGAAATGAGAGTGAAATGAGAGTAAATGATATGATATAGTGAAGACGGAATGAATAGAACCTAGAGCAGAAAAGTTCCATCACCTCCTCTTAACGTGTGTGGTAATGCTCGACATTCATTCCTCCTTTCTAGTCACAAGTTGACGATTACTAGGGTGCTTAGGCACAAGAGATACCGAGGGTTTTGTCGTAGTGTCCTGTAGAAGTGCGTTTGAGATTTTTTAACTTTCTACAAATCGGTATCTCCGATACCTAGTAATACTGAAGGAATACTAGAAATTAGATAGAAGATATATTTTTAATAAAAAGTAGTTAAGAATGTTGATATATATAGATAAAAGTGGGGTAGCGAAATGTATCGAAGTTGATATATAGTTTTAATGAAAAACCGAGAACGTGCTATCAAGAATGATACTAATTAAGGTGGTTTTATGGATAAATCGGGTTATATTGTCGATAGTGACGGTGTAATAGTTCGTAATGTAGGCAATATAGATAATTTATTTGAGGTTGAGGCGGGAGATAGAATACTTCGCAAGAAGAACTTAGAAGGAGTAGATAAGTTAGTCGAGATTAAGATGCGATTTGCGAAGGTCAATTATGTAGTGTTTGGAGATATAATTGATAAATACCCCGTGTTTGCTAAAATGATTAAATTAATTGGATATTATAGTGGTCGGTTAATGTATAAAAATGGTGTTAGTGTTAATCGAAGAAACTTATCTAAGGCTTGTGGTGTTTCTAATGCTACTATTAATCGTCAATTAAGAGGTTTAATTAATGATGACGTTATTAAGGTTGTGAGAGAGGGTCGTGAGGCTGCTTATTTCGTCAATCCTTATGTCGTTCATTTAGGAAAAAAAGTTAATTTATCTTTATATGAGTTGTTTAAAGATACGATTTATCGAGAAAATTACGAGAAGACGTTGAGGAGTGATAAATAATGCCTACTATAAGTGAAATGAGGGCTATAGATTTAGTTCATCCTAATTACCTATATCGTCTTTATAAAGATTACAAGTATTTATATGATTTTTGGGAGAACAATCGAAACACCCGAAGAGTTTCTGATGAAGATATGCGAAATAGAATTAAGTATATTTTAAAGAATAATGTTAAACAGAGGGATGAGATTGCGACTTTATGTTGGATTTTAGGAGAGGAAGATGCGAGAAGGATTAACTATTAAACAAAGAATTACTTTAGAGTGCATAGATAATTACATTAACGAACACGGATATAGCCCTACTTATCAGGAATTAGCCGCTGAATTAAGTTGTGACATTAATACTGCTTATAAGAAGGTTGTTATTTTAACCGATAAAGGCTATGTTACTTCGGTTAATGGGAAATCGAGAACTTTGAAGGTGATTAAGAGATATGATTAATGTTTCTGATTATATTAAGTTAATTTTAGAGAAGAAAGGCTGGACGAGAGTGAGACTTTGTGAGGAAATTAATAAGATTGAGGCGAAGTTGGGTGAATCTCGTACTACGAAAAATGTTTTAAGTTATTATTTAAACGGTGACTTTGCTTTTAGACCTAAGATACTTGCGAAGTGGGAGAAGGCTTTAGGTTTAAAGGAGGGAACTTTAGTTAATATGGTTTTACCTCCGATAACTAAGGAGGGAAAAGACGAGTTAAGAGAGACGATTGAGAGACTTAGAAAAGTATGATGGGAGGAAATATGGGAAAGATATTATTAGTAAGTCAAAGTGAGAACGATACTTGGTTCGTAAATGGTATTTCTATTGGTGTTAGACAACCTAGAAACATTTGGGGAGATAAGATTAAGGAAGTATTAAAGGAGAAACACATAGACGAAGATACTTTTATTAGCACTATGGGAACAAGTTATAGAGAGAACATTGAGAGAGTTTTAAAAAACGAGGAAATACCTAAAAAACAATTATTAGATAAAATACTTAAATATTTAGAGAAGGAAATTGATTACTTCCAAGATAAACAATTAAAGAACGTAATTGTTAATGACTCTCGAATGGTGGTAGGGGAGTATGAAACTGATGCTCGTGCTATGGACGTAAAAAAAGAACTTGACGAGATAATTTTAAGTAGTTTTCAAAACGGTAAACCTATAATTATAAAATTACCTAAGGAGTAGTTATGCTAAAAGTAATTGATAATTATGACTTAAAATATTTATCGAGATATGGTTTTAAAAGATATAATTATTTACCGTTATATGTAAAAACAATTTATTATGATAAAAATAAACTTTATGTATGGGTTGAATATGAAATAGACACTAAAACACGAAAAATAGAGTTTAAAACTGTAAACATTGGGGAACAACCTCAAAAGTTTCCTGTAGATAATACGTTGTTTGATATGATGCAAGATAAAATATTAGAAAAAGTAGAGGAGTAGTGTATGTTAAAGGTAGGGGACAAGATAGAATTAAAACCTAAACAAAATACTCTAAAAGATACGTTTTTAGGCGTTTGTGAGGCTCTTCGAAGTGATAGATTGTCCGAGGAAGAGAAACTCGAATGGTCTGAGACCGCCTTAAATGTGCTAGAAATGTGGTATAATCAGGAAGATATGGAGTCAATAGGGGTAGCAAAGAAAAAATTGATTCCTGCCTTATATAATTTAATTAATAAAGGGAGCATAAATAATATGGCTCTCTTTTTTGATTATTATAGACGAGTATACAGCATTTGTGCGAGACGAGATTTTGAGTGTTTTGTAGATTACATAGAATGGGAGCAGCCTAGGAAGGTTTTGGCTAATAGACGAGAGGTATTAAAACCTTATATTGATGCTTTACAAGAATTAGCCTTTAATCCAAGACTTCATTATGTAATTGTATGCTACCCACCAAGTTTAGGAAAGAGTTATATTGCGACTTTATGGGAGGCTTGGGCTTTCGGTATGAGTATAGATAACTCGATTATTCGTATGAGTTATTCTGATGAGTTAGTATTAGGTTTCTCGAGAACGGTTAAAGGAATCTTATGTAGTCCTGCTTTTTGTGAGATATTTACTAATTATCAAAGATATGGTGGCAAACCATTTGAAGTTGAAAGAGAGTCGGATTGGAAGATTAAAAATGCTAATGTTCCTAAATCTAACTTAATTTCGAGAACGAGAAGTGGTGCTACTACTGGTGAACGTGCGAACTTTGCTATTATCTTTGATGATATGACTAAAGGAGCAGAAGAGGCTAATAGTGATAGTGTTCACCGTGGTGTTTATGATAAATGGAACACCGAATGGTGGAATAGACGTGACGGAGAACGATGCAAGTTCTTATTTGTAGGAACACAATGGACTCCTGAAGATATACTTAACCGAATAATTGAAGATAGAAACAAGATAAGTCCTCTTAGAGAGACGGATAATCCTTATGTGATGAGAAACGAGGACACTATTGTTATAAGAGTACCTTTGTTTGATGCAGAAGGAAAAACTACGTGTTCTGAGGTTTATCCTCAGGAAATAGCCGAGCAAATAAGAGATACTACTGACCCGTTCTTGTTTAGTTGTGTTTACCAACAAGACCCTATCGCTCCTACTGGACGAGAGTTGGCTTGGGAGAACTTATCTACTTATATTGAGCCTCCTGAGAACTTAGAACCTTACTGTATGGCGGTAATGGATACTAAAAGAAGGGGAAAAGACAACTTAAACATGTTTATTTGCAAACCTGATGGCTGTGGTAAGCATTTTTTGTGGGATTGTATATTTAGTAAGAAACCCATGGAAGAGTTATATAACGACATAATAAATAAAGTAATTGACAATAATATTACGACTTTAGTAATAGAAAATAATATAGACGTTTCATTAAAACCTTTATTAGAAGGAAAACTTAGTGAACGTGGTTGGTATACTTGCAAAATTGTTGAATTATACAACACCAAAAAGAAGGAAGAACGTATAAAAAACAATTTAGGTGGAATCCAAAAAAATATTATCTTTAAAGACAAGTCTATTGTTAAAGCAAATACTGATATTGGTAGATTAATGGATAATATAACGAAGTATTCTTTTGATTATCCTAACAAGTTTGATGACGGGCCAGATGGTGCTGCTATGTATAACTCCGAAATCGTTGTTGGGCGAAGTATTTTACAAAAACCGAAGGCTGTGCAAAGAATATTTTAATAAAAAGGTAAAAAGTCATTGGATTTTTAGACCTAAAAAATAGAATATTTTTTAAATCCGTGGTAGATAAGAAGTGAGCAAACGTGATTTCCCTTTGCAGTTTGCTTAGTGCTACACGGGAGCATAACCGTATTTATATAGTTATGTTCCCAATTCTATTAGGGGACGGAATGGGTGATAGTATGGACGAAAACAATGTTGAAAATGTTAATCAAAATGTTGAAAATAACAATGAAACTCCTGTTTCTACTCCAAGTAGACCAACAGACAGGGTACAAAATCCTGTAATGATTGCTCCTGCCGAATTAAGATTATATGGTAGAAAAGTAATTTATGCGGATTTTCATGCTGACGAAATGAATACTGAGACGATTAAGAAGATTTTAAATGACGTTTTTAATATTCATGTTCAAAATGCAAGTGAAATTGATTATTTAGAAAAGTATTATAGAGGTTATCAACCTATTATTGGTAAGAAAAAAGAAGTAAGACCTACCATTAATAACACGGTTGTAGAAAATAATGCGTATTTCGTAACAGAGTTTAAGAAAAGTTATGTATTTGGTGAGCCTATTCAGTACGTTCAACGTGGAGACGTTGCTAACGAAGAGGTTTCAACCTTAAATAGTTATATGTTAGCCAAAGACAAGTATCCTAAAGATACTGAATTGGCTGAAAGTATATATGTATCAGGAATAGGACACAGAATAGTACTTCCTAGTTCTGATTATGATAGTCCGTTCGATATTGAAAACTTAGATAGTAAAAATACGTTTGTAGTATATTCTAGTTTCTTACCTCACGAAAGATTGTTTGCTTTCACTTATACAATAGGTGTTAAAGATAGCAATTTAAGAGGTAGTATATATACTAAAAACGCTTATTACGAAGTTAATAAGGATTCAGTAAGTTCGGAGTTTAATGTAGTGTTTAAACAAAATCATATATTAGGTGATATACCGATATTTGAATATTGTTTAAATAAATCTAGGTTAGGTATTATTGAAGTAATTATGGATTTGTTAAATCAAATAAACCGAATTACTTCTGATGAAATTGATGGATTAGAGCAATTTATTCAAAGTATCTTAGTATTTGTAAACCAAGATATAGATGCTGAGGATTATGCTAGTTTACTTGATTTAGGTGCTGTAAAAATTGCTACTAGCGACCCATCAAGACCTGCTGACTTAAAGTTGCTATCTAATAACATAGACCATGGTAATACTAAGATATTACATGATAGGTTATTAAATACTGCTTTACAAATAATTGGTATTCCTAAAAGTAACGAAAGAACGTCTGGTGGAGATACTGGTCAAGCCCGTATGTTATCAGAAGGTTGGACTATGGCGGATGAACGTGCTAAACAAGACGAAATGCAGTTTAAACGCTGTGCTAAACCAGAGTTAGAGTTAATTTTAAGAATATGTACTTTATCACCTTGGAGTGATATTAATTCATTAACTTTGAAACAAGTTGAACAAAAGTTTACTCGTAATAAGAGTGATAACTTCCTAGTTAAGTCTCAAGGATTGATGAATCAAATTAATAGTGGAGTTTCACCTGACGTTGCTATGGCTACTACAGGCTTATATAGTGACACTAACGAGGCTTATAACAAATCAATGGCTTTCTATGGAGGAGTTGATAATTGGATTAAGTTATTTGTAGGTGAGGCTAACAAACAACTTAGGGAAAAGAAGAATGATGAACAGTCTTCTTTAGATAGTGGAGACAACCCTCCTAAAGAAGGAGAGGAAACTTCAAATGGGGATGAATAACTCCCCCCATATCGGGAGTGAAAGGTAAATACTTTTACTCCTGTCCAATAAACAAAGAAAAACAGACTAATATCAACTTTTTCTTTCCTTATGTGTCGCCTTTATAGGTGGCACACAGTAGATATGAATAATAATGGTGAGATTGACAATGCAAACTGCTACTGCATACCGTATTTTTGTTTGGTGGTAGCGATAACCAGCAAAGAGTAAAGTCAACGTAGTTATATCTATTGTGTGGTGCTTATAAAAGCACTAGAACTTCTTCTTGTTCTGTTTAGGTAAAAGTCATTAATACGCTATCTATTTTTATAGGTAGCATAGAGTAGATATATAAATAAATGGGTTTATCGTTTAACAGGAAAGGATTATGGTCTCCAAAACCATTGATTAGGGTTCGAATCCCTATGAATCTGCCAATATATCTATTCTATGGTGCTTATAAAAGCATTAAATCTGCTCATCATAGAGAGCATAAAATCTATGACACTCTAATAAGTTGGAACGAGGCAACTATAAAAGCGTAAGAGTGGGAGGAAAAATTAATGGAAGAGGCAATTCAACAGGTGTTAAGTAATGAAACTTACACTACGGATGAGGAAAGGGTAGATGCTATCAAAAAAGAGTTAGCCAAATTGGTTATCCCTAAAGATAAGTATAATGACCTTAGTAGTCGTCTAAAGAATACGGAATCTGAATTATCGGCTTTGCAAACCGAGTATGAAGATTTCAAAAAGTCTAAAATGACTGATGATGAAAAAAGAGAGAGTGAAAGGAAACAGTTTGAAGAGCAAATAAAGCAAAATGCTATTGCTAAAAGCGATTTAGCGGTACAAAAGTTGTTACTTCAAAACGGTATTGAAATCAAAGACGAAGATACTGAATTGAAAGAAACACTAGCAACTATTGTTAGCGAAGATTATGATAAATCTCTTAAACTAGCAAATAGTTTTATATCTTTAATCAATAAGACTAAAGACCAAACTGCTAAAGAAACAACTACAAAGTTGTTGAACGACACTCCTAAACCAATCGGTGGATTAGACAGTTCGTCTTCATTAAGTAAAGTTGATATGTTAAAGAAAGACTTAGAAGAGGCTATCAAAAATAAAGATAGCATGAAACAAACTGAGTTAATTAGTCAAATATATCAAGAAGAGCATAAAACAGGGATTTAATTGTTAGCACTTTTCAAAGGGAAAAAAATATTTTGAGAGGTGATTTTAATGAACACAGGAACAGTACAATCATTTTTAGTTCCTAACTATTCAGGTTTACTTTACAATAAAGCAAATACTGATACGCCATTCCTTAATTCAATTTCTGGAAGGGTAAAATATACTAACTCAGTTGAGTTCGTTTGTGGTCAATATTATACGAGTGAAGAAGGTGCAATCCCTAATATTAGTGAAACTGCATCATTAACTGCTCCAGATGCTACTTACGTAACTAGAACTCAATTAAGTAACGTAACACAAATATTCCATGAAACTGTTGCAGTTAGTTATGCAAAACAATCTAATATGGCAACTTTAGGTGGAGTAAATATTGCAGGACAAGTTGAAAATCCTACAAACGAGTTAGATTTCCAAACTAACGCAAAAATGAACAAAATTAAGAGAAGTATTGAAAAAACTTTCATCCAAGGTACTTATAACAAGGCTGCTAGTGATAGCCAAGTAAATAAGACTCGTGGTATTCTTGCTGCTATTACAAGTAACGTAATTGCTGCTAGTGGTGCTGCATTAGACTTATGGTTAGTTAATGACTTAGTAACTGAAATTAAAGAATCAGGTGGAGACATTTCTAACTTACTAATGCTAGTAAACGCTACTAACCTATTACAATTACATGGTAATGCAATAGAAATGGGTATGAAAGTTGGAGAACCTTATGCTAATGCTTATGGTATTATGGTAAGAGATATTCTATTACCTATCGGTTGCGTATTACACTTCGGTTTAGGTGAGTTTATACCTGACGGAACAGCATTAATCTATAATCCATCAGTTTGTGGACCAGTTGAACAACCAGTTCCAGGAAAAGGTAACTTCTTTAGAGAAGAACTTGCTAAAGATGGTGCAAGTGTTAAATATCAAATCTTTGGACAAATCGGTCTTGACCATGGACCAGAATGGTATCATGGAAAGATTACTGGTTTAAGTACTACATTCACTAAACCAGATGGTATCAAAGTTAAGACAGTTAGTGCTTAGTAAATAAATCATATTCAAAGGGAGAAGTAAGATGGAAAAGAAAAAAATAGTATTATTACAACATTATTACAACGAAATAGGTGGAATTGAAACATTTCTACGAAACTTCTGTAAGAGGTTTGGTGATGAATATGATATGACACTTGTATGCCGTGAAATAAGTTTTGAAAATGCTATCGTTCTTAGTAAATACGTTAACGTAGTTATTGAACTTACTTCCCCAATAGAGTGTGATATTTGTATTATAACGAGTGTTTTGGTTGATGATGAATACTTCAGCCAAATAAGGTATAAAGAAATATATCAAATGATACATTCCGATTGGACGGCTATGAAAAAGTTTTGGGATTGGAAGTTTCGAGAAAAAGACCCTAATACTAAATACATAGCAGTTAGCGAATGTGCTAGGCAATCTTTTATTAGAGAGTTTAATAAGGATAGTGTAGTTATACCAAATATATTGGATGATGAAGATTATCAAATAAAAATAGTAGTATTTAGTAGATTAACTGAAGAAAAAGGTTATGCTAGATACTGTACTTTGTGCGATTTGTTTGAAAAATATGGATATACTTATGTAATAGACGTATTTGGAACTAATCCGCTTAATTACGTTAACTATAAAAACTTGATAATTCATGACCCTATACGAGACGGTCAACGAGTTATGAAGGCTTACGATTATGTCGCTCAATGCTCTGATACAGAGTCGTTTTGCCTGACAATGTACGAGGCTTTGCAACAACACGTTCCCGTCTTGGTAACACCGTTTCCTAATGCCGTATTAGACATTAAGGACGGAGAAAATGGTTATATACTACCATTCGATATGAAACTTACTAAGAAAGATATTGATAAAATAGTTAATAAGATTCCTAAAAATGTTGATTATAAGCAGAAGGGAGTTTACGAGTTATGGAAAAAAATATTAAAGTAAGAGTTACTCAATATTATAGAGATATTGTAGAGGACACATACTTTACCGCTGGTACAGTTCGCTACTTAGATTATCAACGTGCTAGGGAATTATTAAGTAAAGGTTTAATAGTAATAATGGAGATAAGGAAGTGTAAATAATGAGTGATAGTGAGAAAATAATAAAAATGAGAATATCTATTCTTGGAGCATCTGATGATGATTCGCAAGACGATTTATTATATTCAATGTTAGACGATGCTAAAAGCATCGCATTAGATACACTTTATCCATTTGACCCAAACGCAGAACTTCCTAGCACATGGAGAATGGATATGTGGTTAGTAAGGTGTGCAATCGAACTATACAATAAGAAAGATAACACTAATGTTCAAATGTATACTGAAAATGGTATATCTGTGTCTTATCTAAGTGGATTAATTTCTAAGTCGTTATTAGACGAATTAATTCCTAAGGCTGGTGTTCCAAAATGATACCAGTAAAGGCGAATCCTGAAACTTGGGCTAAAAAGTTATATATAGCCAGCAAGATTGGAACAGAGTTAGATGATGAGGGTAATGAAGTAAGTACTTATGCTACTCCCGTAGAATATTCCTTTAATTATAGAGGAGTTAAATCTAATGCTGAAATGGTTGAGTTTGGTGAAAAAGCGAGTATAACTCAAAGAATGGTAATACCAATTTCGTATGACGGAATGTTTAAAGAGTTTGACGTAGCATATTTATATGGGACAACTCCTGAAGGAGAATACAATAATGGTGACAAAGCCAATTATGTATTATTGCCTCCTAGAGTTGGTAATTCAGTAATAATAATCTATATGCAAAAGATAGTAGGAGAGTAGGTGTTTTATGTATAAGTTCAGTAATGGTGTAGTAGTTTTTACGGAGGAAGATAAAGAGGCTTTCATAAAAGCGGGCTATGTTTTAGTAAAGGAAGAAAATGAAAACAAAGATAACAGCGGAACTATCAAGGAACAGTCTAAAGCAAGCAATAAAATTACTTCGAGAGTTCGAAAGTAATTATCAAAAAGGTGTGCATGATTCAATAAAATCAGCCACCGAGGCTATGTATAATAAAGTCCTTCAAAACTGTTACGAAAACGGAATAAGTAATCATACGAGTGAAATCCATTGGGAGTACGATGATTCAAAAAACATTGGGCGAGTATGGACTAACGATATGGTACTAATATTCAACGAAATGGGGACAGGAGTAAAAGGACAAAATAAACCTCATCCCAAAGCGGATGGCTGGGAATATGATATAAACGGACATGGCGAACAAGGCTGGTGGTATCCAACAACTGATAATGACCCTAATCCAATAAAAAGAATTGGAAAAGACGGTCAATTAAGAGGTTGGACTGCTGGTTTGCCTAGCAGAAGAATGTTTTATGATGCTTACGAAAGTATGAAAAATGAAATAGGAGACTATGTTGAAATCGAATTGCGAAAAAATATTGGCAATTTATATTAAAGGAGTGATTAAGTATGGTAGTAGAAAATATATTTGATAGTGTGTTCTATCCTGCTTTTAAAGAGTATGTAGAGGCACACAACAATTATTCTGCTAAAGTAGTTAAAATTAATCCTGAAGACAGCAAAGTATTTCCTATAATACCTGTTAGACTACTTTCTGTATCCAATAGATATAACAATCTAAACTATGGTGAAGAAACTTATTCTTTTGGTATAGAAATTGATATATATGCCGTAGATACAACAGTTGAGGAAGTTGTTACTGAAAATAGCCAATCAACTGTTATACATAAAAAAGTATCTAAAAAAATGGTTTGCGACAATTTGTGTGAAATAATAGTTGATTATATAAAAGAAACATATCATTTTACAGTAAGAGTAAATCATGATGCTCCTAACATGGATACAAATGTTCACAGGACATTAATTCGATTAACTGGAGTATTAGATACTAAATATGGAAATGACAATTTAGTAATATATCCAACTTTGAGATAAGCACTTCTAAAAAGGGAAAAAATATGAGAGGTGATTATTAATGATAGACTTAGGTATTGAACTAAGAGTAAAAGCATCAACAGATGCAAAATATCCTTATGCAAAATTAGTAGCAGTTAAAGGTATGCCTGCAACAGGACAAGCAGGTGGAAACGTAGAAACAACTACTTCAAGTGACCCAGTTAAAGTATATATTCCAGACCGTCCTGATACAGGAGATATGGACTTCACTTATAACTATTCACAAGATAACTTAACAGCAGTTCAAGCAGTATGTGATAATACAGTAAAAGATATTCTTATCAAGTTCCCAGACGGAGCAGGATTTGAATACAAAGGTGTATGTCAAACTTGGATTAATGAAGAATCAGTTGGTGGAGTTATGGAATGTACTATTCATACAACACCAAGTGTTGCAGGAACTTATCTAAACTCAACACAAGTTGCTGCTAAAATAAGTGCAAGTAACTAGGAAATAAAAGAGAGGGAAATTAACGATGCGAAAATTGAAATTAAAAATCAAGGATGAAGAATACATTCTTGAATATAACAGAGATTCGATTAAATGGTTAGAGTCAGTTGGTTTTGATATAGAACAACTAACTATTAAACCTCTAACTTATAGGGAAATGTTATGGCAATCTTTATTCGTAAAAAACTATGGTAATACAGTAAATCCAAAATTAGCATTAAAACTAATGGATACGTATACTGAAGAACATGGTGCAAAAATGACTGCTAAAGTAGTTAAGTTTGCACTAGACGAATACACGGCTTTTTTCAATGCCCTAGCAGATACAAACTCCGAGAAGACGGAGGAAGAGGAATTAGAGATAATCGAACAATAGAAGAAGAAGGCAAGAAATATAAAAACTTAACAGATTGGTTTTATGATTTATTACCTTTGGCGATAACATACGGTATGTCTGTAAAAGAGTTTTGGGAAGATAACCCAGACCTGTTCTGGGCATACCGTTTTTCTTATTATAATAATATGAAAAATGAGCAAGAGGCTTTAAACTTCCAATTATGGTTACAGGGATTATATTTCCATGAGGCTGTATCTGTAGCATTGTTTAATTCTTTTGGAAAAGGAAAAAAACTTACTTATTCCGACAAGCCTTATATTTTATCACAAAAAGAGGAAGAAGAAGAGTATAAGAAACAACAAAAGAAGTTAGAAATACAAATTAAAAATCGTATTTCGGAAATGCAAAAGATAAAGGGCAAAGAAGAAGAGGCATTACCAAATCAAAAGGGAGAAGGTGGTGAAAACAATAATGGATGATACACAAAGTTTAGAATTACAACTAAAAACAACTGGTGAAGAAACTTTAAAAGTATTAAAAGAAGTTGCTAGTGAAATAACTGGAATTGATGGCTCACTAAAGGACATTAGTAAAACCATTAAAAACGTATCTTCTGTATCTTCTCAAATAAACGGAATTGATACTTCTGCTAAGAAGGCATCAATAAGTGTAGATAACTTAAATAAATCATTTGGTAAGTTAATTTCATTTGCTGCTATCAAAAGAATAGGAATTAAGGCTTTTGAGTTTGTAGATTCCGCATCTGATAGGGCGGAGGAATTAAACTTATTTAATGTTATTTTTAAAAACATAACTGTAAACGGAGAAAAGACTTTTTCTGAATTAGGACAAGATGCTATGAGATTCCAAAACCAATTAAACGAGGCTTTTGGAACAAATATGACTGAAACATTACGTTATCAAGGTTTGTTTCAGGCTATGGCAACTAACCAAGGTGTAGAAGAAAAATATGCCTCATTAATGTCAGAAAATATGCTTAAACTAACTTATGATTTAGCATCTTTATATAATCGTAATGAAAAGACTGTTGCTGAGGCTTTGCGTGGTGGTGTATATGCTGGACAGACTAAACCTTTACGTGGATTTGGTATTGACGTTACACAGACTACGATGAAACCATTGCTTGCTGAATTAGGTATAGAAAAATCCGTCAACGAATTATCTCAGGGTGAGAAACAAATATTACGTTATATAGCGACATTAAGGCAGGCTCAATCTGCTATGGGAGACTTTGCTGATACAATAGAATCTCCTGCTAACCAATTAAAAATATTTAAACAACAGTTAGCCGAAGTTAAAGTTGCTATAGGTAATTTATTTATGGGCTTATATGCTAATATACTTCCTTATGCCAATGCTATTCTAATGGTTATTAAGGAAATAGCCAAAGCATTAGCCGATTTATTTGGAATAGATACAAAGGACTATAATAGCGGTTTAGCAAGTACTGAAGAAATATATGACGGTATTTCTACAAGTGCAGGAAATGCGGCAAAATCTGCTAAAGAGTTAAAGAGACAATTATTAAAGTTTGATGAAGTAAATAACTTGACTACTCCTAGCAGTTCAGGAAGTGGTTCAGGAAGTGGCGGAATAAATGGTGGTATAGACCAAAGATTACTTGATGCGTTAAAAGGATATGATAATTTAATGGGTCAAGTAAAAATGAAGGCTACTGCAATTCGAGACAGAATCATGGAATGGCTTGGTTTTACAAAGGAAGTTAACTTGTTAACTGATGAAACGTCTTTCAAATTTGACCATATAACTGGTGGTACTGTATTAGGTGCGTTAGCAGTTGGTGGAACTATATATACTGGTGTCAAAAAAATATATGACATGGTCATGGCTATATTTGGAAAAAAGGCGGTAGAAGAAACTGGAAGTGCTGTACTTTCAACTGCGGCAGGAGGTGCTGCAAAAGGTGCTGGTACTGCGGCTGGAGGTGCTGCAAAAGGTGCTGGTACTGCGGCTGGAGGGAAAGGATTAGCAAGCATAGCATCTGCTGTCGGATATACTGATTTAGTGGCTGCTGGTGGAGCATTAGCCTTTATTGCAACAGAAATGTATGACGTAAACGAAAGAGCAAAAGAATTAAATACTTTCGAATATAAGAAAACTGGATTAGCAGAAGGCATAGAAGATTTTAATACTTTATTTGGATTAATGAGTTTAAATCCAATAGGAGCAGTATTTAATTTCAACACAATAAATGATATGTTAGCAACTATGCAAGATGGCATGAGTAATGTAATTACACAAGGTGCAATATTTGATGAAACTATTAGTGAAATATCACAAGAAAAATTAACAGATTTAATTAATGAGTTTATTACTTTAGATAATATTGTAGGTGAAATGAAATTCACAGGAAAGATTATATCTAAAGATGACGTAACTATAATGAAAAATCTGCTTAAAATGATAAAACAAACAATAGTCAAAGAACTAGATGCTGATAAAAATGCCGAACTTGGTAATCTTAAAGTACTTGAAAAAGCGTTGGGAGCAAAAGATTATAAAAACATAGTTGATAGTATTAAAGGCTTTTATGAAGAACAAAAATTAGCAGTAGAAGAAGGCGAAAAACAAATAAATGATATTATTGCTGCTGCTGCAGAAAGAGGAGGAGCATTAAGACAAGATGAATTAGACAAAATAGATGAAATTAGAAGTACTATGATGGATAACGGCATTAAAATAATGACTGAATCTGAGGAAGAATACATTAAGATTACTACTCGTTTAAATCACAACATGGAGGCTTTAACACTCGAAAGAGCATCTGCAATTATAAAGAGTGCTAAAGAAACAAAAGAGAAAGCAATTCAAGAGGCCGAAGAACAATATGACAATGTTATTTTACAAGCAGAAAAATTACGTCAAGCAGGAATAATTAATGAAGACGAATATAACAAAATGATAGATGCGGCTGAACTTGCTAAACAAGAAACAATTCAAAAATCTGATGAACAATATTCTTCTATTCTATCAACCGTAAAAGAAAAATTAGGCGAAAGTGCTAGTTATGTAGATACTGAAACAGGTGAAATAAAAACGAAAATGGAAGAGTGGAATGAAAACCTAAATACTGGTATTACAACAGGATTTGAAGGTTTTAAAACTGGTTTATCAACATTGCTATCTGACATAGGAAGAACATTACTTGGCTGGACTGGTATCTCTACATTTAAAACTAATACTGAAACCGAAATGGGAAGTCTTAAAACAAGTATTGAATCTTGGAAACCAAAGATACCAAGAATATCATGGTCTTCTAATGGTAAACAAACAACAGGAACATTAAAGTCTATACTTGAGGCACTTGGATTACCAACCACATTACCTAAACTATCAGTTACTTGGGTAAGTCAATATGCTAACGGAGGATTCCCAGAAGACGGATTATTCTTTGCAAACCATAACGAGTTAGTTGGTAAGTTTAGTAATGGTAAGACAGCCGTTGCAAATAACGAACAAATAATTCAAGGTATTCAAAGCGGTGTTTATACTGGTGTTCTATCTGCTATGAGTCAAACAAATGCTGGCTCAAGTAAGGTTGACGTAGACGTTTATGTTCATAGCAACGAAGAAGTAGTCGTAGATAAAATTAATCAAAAAACTAAACAAACTGGTGTGTGTCCAATTAACATACCAGCATAGATAAAGTGTAGCACTTTCTTTTAAAGGGAAATTGAAAGATGGTGATATGATGATACAAGAATATACTCAAGGAGTTTATACTTATAAGTTAGCAAGCCCATCTGTAGTAATATCTAAAGTTAAAATAAACAACGTAGATATATCTAAATATTTATCTAACAACTCTCAAGTTGGTTGGTATGACGTTTCTAGGAATAGTGGACGTGATACTACTACTGCTGACGGGAAAATGATACTTAATGTTATATCTACTAAATATAGACTTGATTTAGTAACTAGACAATTAACTCGTGATGAAATAGTTGATTTCTTTGCACAAATTAAATTACGTCCTACTATGGAAGTAAAGTTTTTAAATCCATTTACTAATACTTGGAAAACAATAAATGCTTATAGAGGAGATAGAATTGCTCAGGCTGCTTATCCAGTTCAAGTAACTGAGGGAGTAAATAATGCTTTGGTTGAAATCTTTAATCCAGTATCAATAGCATTAATAGAATTGTAGGTGTTATATGGTAAGTGAAGAGTTTATAAATGAGTGTAAAAATTATGCTTATGAAAACCGATATGGAAAAATAGAGTTTTCAAGTCCCTCATTAGAATTAAATCAAAGCAATAAAATACAAGAGTTTACTATAGATGATGGTTGCTATGATAATGGTGATATTGTAGGATCTGTGTATGTAAAGAAACTAACAGCCAAACTTATAGATGCTATTGAAGATAACATAGAAAATAGAGAATTTGATGCTAGTGTTGGTGTTACTTATAATGTGGTTGAAGAGATTGACGGTGAAGACGTAGAGAGTGAAGAAACCGAATATATGGACTTAGGCTCATACATAGTAGAGAAACCTAAAGACGAACAAACGGAAAACTTTTCATCATTTGTTAGTTATGACTTGTTAATGCAACATTTAGATGAAAAATATACGACTTCATTAGATTATGAAAATGAGACTATAACAATAGCAGACGTTTATGAAGAAGTATGTAGTTTACTAAATGTAACACCAGTAACATTAACATTTACAAATAGCACAATTCAAGTTGAAGATAATCCATTTGTAGGTGGAGAAACAAATCGTATGGTATTAAACTCTATTGCAAAAACTGCTTGTGCATTTGTAGATATAGATTATGATACAAATGAAATAGATTTAAAATGGTTAAGCAATAGTTTAGATTATACCTTCGAATTAAGCGATTATTCGTCCTTAGAAGGCGGAAAAACTGTATATGGACCAATTAACTCATTAATAATAAAAAGTAGTGCTATAGATAGCGAAAACGTGTCTTATGATGATGATGAAAGCATTGCACTATATGGAGAACACCAATTAGTTATAAGTGAAGATTATTTCTTATATAATGCAGATAAAAGAGAAGAAGCTTTAATGCCTATATGGAATAAAGTAAATGGACTAACGTATACAGAATGTAGTTTGACTACTTATACTGGTAAACCATTTTTGAAAAAAGGTAGCAAGATAAGAATATACAAAGACGAAGAAAATTACATAGATAGTTATGTATTACAACACCAATTTAAGTTTGATGGTGCATTTACAAGTATAATCAAATGTCCTGTATTAACAGAACAAGAAATAAAAACAAAACAAGACATAAGCTTAGGCGAAAAACTAAGACAAACCGAAATAATTGTTAACAAACAAAACGGAACAATTACAAGTGTAGTATCGAGAACAGATCAATTAGATACAACAGTAAATAATAACTATCAAGAAATTATTAACAAGTTTGATGCTTATGCTCCACAGTCTGCAATAGTAGATATACAAACACAAGTACAAAACATTCAAACAGACACATACAGTAGAACACAAATAGATACTATGATGATAGATGGTACTGTAAAAAAAGTACAAACAGCAAGTGCTACTTATGATGAAAGTGGAATGACTTATGAAAAAAGTAACTCAAATGCAAAAACAACAATAAATGAGGTTGGAGTACAAGTTAAAGACTCTAACACTAATAACACAATATTATTTGCTGGTTATGTAGATGGTAATAATACACAATATACTGCATATCAAGGACAGACAATCGTAGCAACCGACAATATTATTGTAGACAATTATTTAGTTATAGGAACACATAGCAGATTTGAAGATTATGAATCAGGAACAGGTTGTTTCTTTATAGGGTAGGTGATAATTAATGGCAAGAACAGATTGGCAAACAATTAGTGGTTCAACAAATAACAATTCGGCATTCTTTACAGGTATAAGATGGCGATATAGAGATGATTTATTTGGAACAGGCGAATATCCTAGCGATAGAGTTTCAAGTAATACTGATATTATTGAATACCAACCATTTGTAGGTAAAAAGAGTTCATCATATACCTCAAATTATTATTCTAACTGGTTATCATCTAATTATAAATACTCATACAATACAACAAGTGGAAATGATCCTGATGCTGCAAGTAATCAATTAAATGTATCAACAACATTCAGATTTGATAAAGCTAGTGTTAATTCAACGTATTACTTAACACAAGGTAGTTTATCTGCTGGTAATGTAATGAATACAAGTTCATCAAATACTTCAAGAATTATAGAAGTACCACATTGTACAGATGGAACAAGCAAATTAAGATTGTATTTCTATTTTGCTGGTAATTCAAATACTTCGTTTAGATATGCTGAAACAAACGGAATTGTTACACTTGAAACAATACCAAGAGCAAGTTCAATAACAGTAAATGATGCCAACATAGGAAGTAGTACAAATATAGTTATAAACAAAGCAACAGCAAGTTTTACTACAACATTGGAATATTCAACGGATAATAGTACATGGAATACTATTGTAAGTAAAACGAATAATCAAGTATATGGTTGGACTGTGCCTACAAGTTTTTATTCACTAATACCTAATGCTAAAACAATAACTTGTTATTTTAGGGCAACAACATATTCGGGGGATACAAATGTTGGAGTTAAAACTACACAAGCTATATTTACTGCAACAGGAAATCCAGTAATAAATAGTTCAAGTGCAACAGATACAAACAGCACGACAGTAGCATTAACTGGTAATAGTGCAAATATGGTTAAATATGCTTCTAATGTTCAAATATCGATTAATGTAAGTGGACAAAATAGTGCAAGTATAAGTTCAGTAACAGTAAATGGAAACAATGTAACATTAAGTGGCACAGATCCAAAAACTGGTTCTATAACATTTGTTGCTGCAAGTACAAATTCATTTGAAATAAAAGTAACAGATAGTAGAGGTTATCAAACAACAACTACTAAAACAATGACTATGGTAGATTATATACCATTATCAATTAATGCAACAATAAAAAGAAATCAACCAACTGATGAAAAAGTAAATATTAATTTTAGTGGTAATTATTACAATGGTAGTTTTGGTGCTGAATCAAATACGTTAGTAGTTCAATATAGATATAAAGAAAGTACAAGTTCAAGTTGGGGAAACTGGACTAATGTAACAGCAACAATAACTGATAATACATATAGTGGTTCAACACAAATAAGCAATATTGATTATACAAAGCAATATGATTTTGAAATTCAAGCAATAGATGAAATACAACCAAAACCTATTGTAGGTATAAGAGTATCAAAAGGAACACCAGTATATTGGTGGGATAATGACCAATTTAATCTAAATGGTAAATTATATACAAGTAATGCTGGTAGAGAAGATTATGCTGCATTTGGATTTATTTATGATGGTGCAGGTAATATGAAACACAAGAGAAACGATAGTGGTGATAGCTTTCAAATTCAGGCATACAATGGAACAGCTACTGTTGGAATCAATCCTGAAAGTGGTAATGTAAATGCTAATGGAAAAACAATTTCAAACAATGGATTTTATTCAAGAGAAACAGGTGAAGTTGGAACACCAAGTGGCACAGGTACATTAATGATTAAAAGAGCAACTAATAGTGAAGCACCAAACAATGGAGTAGTATTAGAGTATGGAAATTCAACAACGTGGACAGGTCAATTATATATAGGTGATAATGCCGACCAAGGTGTTTATTATAATGGGTGGTCTAATGGAACAAGAGGCAGTTGGAAAAAATTAATGTTTATAACTGAAACAGGTAGTAATAGCAATGGTAATTATATGAAGTTTGATGATGGAACACTAATTTGTACAAAAAGAATAACAGGAACAGTAAATATTTCTACAGGTTGGGGAAATGGTCAAACTTCTAGTGGAATAAGTCTAGGTAATTGGGCTTATGAATTTACTGATGAGCCAGTAACAACTGTATCACCAAAAAGAGGTACAGGTGGTTATAACTATTGGTTAGGTGCTTTACAAGATACGTCAAAAACATTTGTAGGTAATATAACACTATTACGTTTCACTTCATCTAACAATGTTAATTACATTATATATGCTACTGGAATAGGTAGGTGGAAATCATGATTAGTTTTATTGTAGGATTTATGTTAGGTGCTTTTATAGGTATGATGATAATGGCATGTATTCAAATAAATAAAGGAGATGATAAAAATGGAGAAGATTAAAAAAATTAGTAAATACACCATGAATATTTTAGCAATGATAAATGCGTTAATTATAGGATTAAGTCCAATATGGAATTGGCAACTAGATAAAATTACAGATAGTATAGCAATTATTATAGGTGTAATTGGTTTATATTTAGTAGGTGGCAAATTATTTGAAGTTGAAGAAATAATACCAGAAGAAGAGGACAAAGAAGAATAAATAAAAAGGACGTGACGTGATGAATAATATAAATATATTAATTGAAAAGGCAACAAGAGAAGTACATTTATCAAAAAGTGTAATTGGTAATGATGGTGAAAATCTACAAGAAAATTTAGTTTTCTCTTTTGATGAGTTTGTAGACGGAACAGCAAGAATTGAATTATTAAAATCAAACGAAGAAAAATCATATATTATGTTAGAAAAGGTAGATGAAACATACCAGTTACCTATAAAATCAGTATTAACAAAAAGCGGAAGACTAAACTTACAATTAGTCATTACACAAGGTAGTGATGATGAAGAAATACCAATATTTAAAAGCAATAAGTTTTATTTGGTAATTAATTCGAGTATTAATGCAGAAATAGAAGAAGAAGAGGAATATCCACAATGGATAGACGTAGCTAATACAAAATTAAATGAAATAGATGAAGCTTTGGAAGATCTACAAGAAAAAGTGGATAATGGATATTTTAAAGGTGACAAAGGTGATACAGGTGATAGAGGTCAAGACGGTGTTAATGGTAAAGATGCAAAAATAAATGGAGTAAATACAATATCATTAATTGCTGGAGATAACATTACACTAAATCAAAGCGGCAACGAATTAGAAATAAGTGCAACAGGTGGAAGTGGTGGTGGAGCAGTAAATAGCGTAAATGGTATGACTGGTGACGTAATTATAAACATACCAGAAATACCAAAAAATGTAAGTTCATTTACAAATGATGCGGGTTATCTAACAGAGCATCAAGATTTGAGTGGAAAACAAGATAAAATAGATAATTCAAATAAATTAAATGCAGATTTAGTTGACGATAGTACAAGTACAAATAAATTTACAAACGCAACAGAAAAAGCAACGTGGAACGCAAAAAGTAATTTTAGTGGCAATTATGAGGATTTAACTAATAAGCCAGATTTAAGTAATTATCAAACAATAATAGATAGTACGCATAAACTAGGTGCAGATTTAGTTGATGATAGTACAAGCGAAAATACATTTTTCTATATTGGGAAAATGAGTGATTTAAGCACAACAAATTGGTTAGATTTAAGAAAAGCAAAAAAAGGTGTATATTTGCCAGATAAAACATATAATTATATGATAGATGAATTGGATAGTGATTATTCAACGTCATCAACTATAAGATATTATGAATTACAAACAATTTTTGTTCTAAAAGAAATAAATGGTATTGCAACACCAAGTGAAAATCTATATTTTGCATACGCCATTGCATTTGGAGAAGAAGATGGCTCACCTTTACTTGTGAAGTTTTACGTAAACACAACAAGAAAAATTGATTTTCAATCGGTGTCATTCGCAGATGCAAAAATGATTGGTACAGGTGGACAAACAATAAATGGACAAAAAACATTTACTTCTATACCAAAACAGAATAACACAAATGCTCCAACATTAGATAGTCAATTTACAAATAAAAAATATGTAGATGATAGTATATCTAATAAAATTTGGATAGGTACACAAGAAGAATATGATGCAATACTAACAAAAGACGAAAACGTATTGTATTTCATTCGAGAGGCATAATATGAAAATAACTAATGATATAAAATTTTATGCAGGAACAAATGAGATTATAAAAGTATATAAAGGAGAAGAAATAATATATACTATGGATAAAAAATGAAAACAAAGGAGGTGAAAATATGGGAAAAGTATTTACAGCACAACAATTTATAGATAAATTAAAATGGCTTGTTAATGACGTTCCTAACGTGTATTATAGTGGCTCTAATTGGTCTAAACTTAATTCAAGTGGTAAATGGCAATTCGACTGTGTATTGTCCGTTAAATCGCTTTTATGGGGCTTTAAAGGAGATAAAAACTTATTTAGAGGGGGAACAGTATATAAATCTAATGGAGTAGCAGATTTTAGCTGCAACGGAGCATTAAATTATTGTACAGACGTTAGCACTAATTTTAATAATTTAGTGGCAGGCGAGTATTTATGTATGAAAGGAACTTCTCACAACCACACAGGTATTTATTTAGGCAATGGAAAAGTGTTTGAAGATACAACAGGTTGGGGTACTAAAAAAGCTATAATAAGTGATATAGATAAAAATGGTGTACGTAGTTATAAAGGTGTTAAGAGCCTTAGATGGACGTATCATGGCAAATTAAATTATATAGATTATTCTAATGAGCCAAAACCTATCAATCAAGTAATGATATGGCAAGAAGCAATGAATAAACAATGGAATTGTGGACTTGCAGTAGACGGATCATTTGGTCCTGCTTGTACTAAGGAAGCAACAAAACATTACTTACATTATGGAATAAAAGCACCTATTATGGTTAAGTGGCTTCAAACAAGATTAAAAGAATTAGGTTATTCACTAGCAGTGGACGGAAGCTTTGGACCAGACTGTCGCAAAAAAGTCAAAGACGTACAAAAACGTTTTGGATTAGCAGTCGATGGAAATGTCGGTCCTGCAACAACTAAGGCATTAACAGAATAAGGGAAGAAAAGGAGTAGATTATGGTTGAGCAAATAATAAAAACTATAATTAGCTATTTAGTCCCTGCATTAATAGGTTTTCTTATTGCACAAGTAACTGGTTATAGAAAGAAAAACAATAGTATGAAAATTGCAATAATGACATTATTACAAAGTAATTTGACAAACACATATTTCTTATATGATGATGAAAAAACTATACCTGACTATATATATAAAAATTTTCTTAACGAATTAAAAGCATACGAAGGATTAGATGGTGATGATTACGTTCACACTATTGCAGAAAAAATGAAATCATGGAAGATTATTCGTACAGATATATTGCACGATAAACCACAAATATAGTAAGTTTATGAGGCGGTTTATTCCGCCTTTTTTTATAAAGGAGAAATCAAATGGAAGAAGAAATTAAAGAAATAAGACAAATTGCATTAGAAAACAAAAAAGCAATTCAAGAGCATACTGAAAATATAAAAGAAAGTTTTGAAAAAATAGAACAAAACTCGTTTGTTTTAGATATTATTAAAGATTATAAAAACGAAATTGATACATTAAAAGACATTGTCAAAACAAACAAAAAAACAATTAAGATTATGTTAGGTATACTAATATTTATGTTAATTTTATTAGGAGTTGTTTGTTATCATCATTTAATAATCGTGTAGGTGAAAGCCTATGAAAAGTTTTAATTTTAGTAGAACTGAATATGAATACATTTGCGAAGAAGCGATGCTTAATGAAAAATATAGAAAACTTTTAAAAATGAAAATATTAGATTATTCAAGAGCCAAAATGGCAGATGAATTAGGCTATAGTATTGATACGATAGATGATATGGTGGCAGAGTTAAAGAAAAAAATAAAAAAAGCAATATAATTACTAAAAACATTGCCAATTTTAATACCAAAAATACTACAAGAACATTACAAAACAATGTTCTTTTTTTATGCAATAATGTAAGTGAAAGGAGATATTATGACTGAATTAATGGAAGAACTTTTAAAAATAATGGATAAAGAATGCGAAGAATGTAAAGAATGGCAAAAAAACAAGCCTCTCATAATTAATATATATGTAGGAGATGATGAATATGAATAATCAATATATAATAGATAATTTAGTAAGACAACGAGAAAAGATAGATGATATGCTACGTGGCTATCAACAACCTCAACCAATGAATGTATTTAATGTGGGAGGCACTCAAATCGATTTTGAGGCACGTATGATAGGCAAAGACGAGAAACCAAGTGAAATTATGGTACAACGTAAAACAGCGTTTATATCGTTGGATAATTCGTTATTAACTATAAAAGAAATTAACGGAGATATTAAAGAATATAAAATACAAATACCAAAAACAAAAGAACAAATTGAAAATGAAGAGTTAAAGAGAAAAATTAAAGACTTAGAAGACAAATTAAGAGAGAGAGGTAAATAATATGAATATGAGTTTTTTACAACAAATAATTAAAAGTGGTAATCCAAAACAAATGATATTAAATATGATGACACCACAACAAAAGCAAATGGCAGAAGCTTTTTTAAATAATCCTAACAGAGAACAAGCTTTGAAAGATCTGATGAAACAACATAACGTAACAGATGAACAAATAAACTCTGTAAAAAGTATTATTAAATAAGATATTAATATTATTAATATAGAAAGGAGGACACAATGAACGGAACAACAGGAATTGGGTTAGATTGGAGTGGTCTAATTGGATTACTTATCATAGCTGGGATATTTGGATATGGTAATGGGTTTGGATTTGGAGGCAATAATGCAGTATCTACTTTGACAAATGCTGAGCTTCAAATGGGACTATACAATCAAACTACTGACAACGCTATTCGTGGCATATCAAGTCAAGTTGCTACCTTGAATGATACTGTCTTAATGGGTAAGTATGATAACGCATTACTAATGAAAGATGCGTCACAACAACTATCTAATAGTATTGCATCTATTGGTAATTTAGTAGTACAAGAAAATCAGGCTACTAGAGATATGATAATGCAAAATAAGATTGATTCATTATCAGACACAATTACAATTCTACGTGGAGAGAATAGTAATTTAAAACAAACCGCTGAAATCACCCAAAATATTTTAGGTAGTTTAGCTACTACTGCTCCAAAACCACCATGTTATTATGGATATGGTTGCGGTTGCAATTCTCTATACTAAGGTATAGATTGACTTATATTGACTAGACACTATAAGTCTAGTCTTTTTTAAAGAAAGGAGGTAATAAAATGTGTAATACAATATTTTGTTCAAACGTAACAACTACTGATACAGCAGTTGTATTAATTCCTAATCAAGAAATTAAAACTTTAGAAAACGTTGGTTGTTATAGATTAATTATATGTTGCAACGCTACTGCTACTAGCAACTTGCCTGTATTTATTCAAGTAGGGACTACTAATATTCCTGTGTTATGTCATGCAGGTAATGTAGTATACTCTTCACAATTAACTAAACGTAAAAATTATCCAATTATATATGGAAACGAAAACCCAGAATATACTAATGGACAATTTGTAATACAAGGTAATATATGCCCAAGAGCTGCAACTATACCAGCAGTACAAACAACAACACAAAAAGTTAAATAAAGAATGGAGGTGAAAGTATGATAAAGGAATATATAAATAAAATAGGAAATATAAAAGATTCGAATAAAATGGATAAATTAGGAGAAATGTTAGAAAAATTAATATATAATTTAAAAGATGAACACGAAGAAGAATATGAAAAATATAAAACAGAATTATACGAATTAGCTTATGGGAAAAAGATAAGTAGAGAAATGGCAGTAGAGTGGGTGAATAGTATGAAACCATTAGGAGAATACTGGACTATAGACCAAACTACAAATGCTATGCAAACGTTAGGATATAATTTAGATTCAATAGATTTTTATGTAGCGGCTAATATGATAATGAACGATTATAGTGATTTATTAGAAGAGGAAGAAGAATTAGCATTAAAAATGGCTTATGATTGGTTAAATGATGAAGATGCTAAAGATAATAAATTATATTGTTATTGGAAGCATATAGTAAAAAAATAAGAGCATTAAACTCTTATTTTTCTTTAGGATAACACCTACTACGGACTAAATATATTATACCATATAAGTTTGACAAAAGCGAGTATATAGTGTATATTAATGCACTTAAAAAGGGGGTGTATATTTGTGAATTGTATTGTTACATACCAAAAGTCAAACGGGGAAATATTTATAAGACCATACGACCACTCTTGTTTTGCAATGAGTAAAAGAGTAGGGGACGAAACTTCAATGGGTTGGACTATAATTGATATACATTATAAATACAAAAACAACTATTATTGTTTTGATGATTTTATAAAGTTGTTCAATAGAGAAGTTAAAGAAAAATTAAACAAAAAAATGTTAAAATTCGTAATAAGAAAATTAAACAAATTAACTTAAATATATTGACATTAATATTGTAAACCTGAAATAAAAAATAAAGGAATTACAAAAAAAGTATTGACGAAGCAACAAAAGTATTATAAAATTGACTTGTAAATAGATAGAGGGACAAGATAATTTTTACCTTTTTTTGCTATATGTAGTACTTAACATAATATATATTACAACAATTTAGCCGAAATAGGTAAAACACTTATTTCGGTTTTTTTGTATCTATAGAAAGGAGAAACATGAAAGAATACAAATACCTTAACTTATTTTATGAGATGAGGAAAAACAAAGAGTTTTTAAAGGACGTAGCAGAGTTGTTAGACGTAACACCACAAACAATAAGTGCTAAGTTAGCGGGAGAACATGATTGGACAATAGGTGAGATCGAAACACTATGCGAACATTACAATAAAGACTATTACGAATTATTTAAAAAAGATTAATTATGAATTGTGGGTATAAAAAAAGACCTCTAGGCGATGGCTGAGGTCACGTAAATAATACGCACAAAAAAATTACTTACAAACTATATTATACAACAAATGAAATTATAAGTCAATAAAGAAGGTGAGATAGATGGGTTATATACAAATTGACAGAAATATTAGTAATAATTGGATATGGCAAAAAACACCGTTTTCTTATGGACAGGCTTGGATAGATTTATTGTTATTAGCAAATTATAAAGAAAATAAAAGAATAAAAAATAACGAAATAGTTATCTCTAATAGAGGAGAAGTAAACTTATCAATATTATATTTATCTAATAAATGGGGTTGGGACAGAAAAAAAACAACAAGATTTTTAGAGCTACTAGAGAGAGATAACATGGTGGAACTTAACAAATCTAAAAATGGGACAACGATAAGGATAACTAATTACAATATATATCAACAAAATCAAGTAGATACGAAACAAAAAATGGGACAACAAAAGGACAACGAATGGGACAACAACTCCCCATATATAAATAAAGAAAACAAAGAAATAAATAATATATATAAAGAAAGTATATCTAAAGATATACCAAAGAAAGTAGAAACAAAATATTTTGAAAGTTTAAAAGTAAATACATTGTTTAATGAGTTTTTAGAATTACGAAAGAAGATAAAAGCAGTAAATAGTGAAAGAGCTATAAACACACTAATAAACAAACTTAAAAACTATGATGAAGATACTCAGTACAAGATGATAGAAAATTCTATAGTTAATTCTTGGAAAGACGTGTATGAGCTTAAAGAACAAAAAAGAAAGGATAATGTTTTAGATACATTAAGGGAAATCTATAATGAGTAAAAAAGAAATATCAAAAATAATTTTACTATTAAAAACTTCATATCCATACGCATTTAAAGATATGGAAAGAGAAGATATAACGAACATGGTAGACCTCTATGAAGAATTATTTAAAGAGAATACTTATGAAGAGGTATTAACTGCTATCAAATGTATAGTAACTACAAACGAATATATGCCAGCAATCGCTACCATAAAAGCGAAGATATATGAACTAAGCCACCCGCAGCAAGAAAGTAATAGTGACTTATGGGATAGTTTACTAAAAGCGATTGGCAATAGTAGTTACCATTCAGAAGAAGAGTTTGAAAAATTACCGTTGTTAGTTAAAGAGTATATAAGAAGTCCAAGACAATTACAAGAAATGGCTACAATGCCTAGTGATGAAATACATACAGTAGTTAAAGGACAATTTTTAAAACAAATCGAAATTATAAAACAAAATTATAAAGAAAGTGAAATAACAGGAAGAAACTTATTACAAGAAAAAGGATATATAAAATTAGAAGAGGTGATTGATTAATGGAAAACGTAAAAAGTTTAAATGAAAGTATTATGGCAATAAGAGTTAAATTACAAAACGCACAATTAAAGAAAACAGGAAAGAATAGTTTTGCTGGATTTGATTATTTTGAATTAGCAGACTTTTTACCAAAGCTAAATGAATTAATGTTAGAAGAAGGATTAAATGATCTATTTACTATTGAAACAGATATGAATGAAACAATGGTAGCTAAATTGACTTTGATAAAAGGTGAAGAAAAACAAGAATATAGAATGCCTTTTAAACTATTCGAAACACCAACTAACTTAAAGAAAGATAAAGATACTGGTGAAATAAGAGAAGTTAAAAGTATGCAAGATATTCAGTATTTAGGAGCATTAAATACATACTATAAACGTTATCTATACCTAAACGCATTTGGAATAACAGACGGTGACGTAATTGATGCAATAGATAATACTGATATTGAAAACAAAAAGAAAAGTAAACAAGATCTAAAAGCAAGTCCAAAACAAATTGATATTATAGCTAAAAGATATGTAGGCGAAAACTTAATTAAATTGCTTAAAGCAAACGAAATTGAAAAGATAGAAGATTTACCTGCAACAAAAGCTAGTGAAATTGTTAAATGGATATTTGAAGAAAACAAGAAAGATGAAGGAGATAAATAATTATGGAATTAATTAAAATAGAAAACGGATTAGAGGTTGCAAGTGAAGAATTAATAAATGCAGCATTAGAGATTAAGTTTTTAGAAGAAAAATTAAAAGCAAAAAAAGATGCTCTTACACTAAGTCTTTTAGAAGAAATGGAAAGTAAAGAAATTAAAAAAATAGATACCCCTGACGTAGTTATATCTTACATTGGAGAAAGTGAAAGGGAAACATTCGATTCTAAGAGATTTAGAGAAGACTATCCAGATATGTATGATGAATATACCCGATTTAGCATAGTGAAACCTTCAATAAGGATAAAAATAAAATAATATGGTGATAGATAATGGAAGAATGGAGCATAAAGGGTGGAACATTAGAATATGACGATGAAGCACATTGCTACATATACGAGGGAATGATATTACCAAGTATTACACAAATCTTACAAACTAAGTTTGGTAAAAAATACGAAGGTGTAGAAACTAGGATATTAAATAGAGCTGCTGAAAAGGGAACACTAATACATAAAGCAATAGAAAAATTATGTAAGACTGGTGAGATGGAAGATTACAAAGAGGTACGTAACTTTCTATTCTTACAAAAACATTATCAGTTTAATGTTATTGATAACGAAGTACCAGTTGTATTGTTTAAAGATGATATTCCTATAGCTGCAGGTCGATTAGATCTTGTATTAGAAATAAATAACGGATTATATCTAGGTGATATTAAAAGAACCTCAGTACTTGATAAAGAATATTTAGGTTATCAATTAAATCTTTATCGTATAGCATATCAACAATGTTATGAAAAGAAAATAAAAGGTCTAAGAGGAATCCACCTAAGAGATGATAAACGAAAGTTTGTACCAATTCCAATTAAAGAAGAAATGGCATGGAATTTGGTTGAAGAATATAAGAGGTGTGAAGATGAAAATGAAAAAGGACTCTTGTTTTAATAAGTATGATAACTGCGTAAAGGTATATTGCAAATGCGGACGTTCAACACACTTTTTTAGAAATCATTCTGTAGAGTGTAATCATTGCGGACGTATGGTATATCCAACAAAAGAATGTGAGTTTAAAGAGAAAATGAAAATGAAATTGAGAAAGGAATTAAGTAAACATGAATAAAGTATTTTTAAGAGGAGTAGTAACTAAAGATATAGAATTAAAATCCACACAAAATAAAACAGCAATGACAAAGTTTAGTATTGCAGTAAGAAGAGATATAAAAAACGCTAATGGAGAATATGATACAGATTTTATTAACTGTATTGCATTTGGCAAAATAGCTGAAACAATAAGTAAGTACTTTCATAAAGGTAGTGGAATACTTGTAATGGGGCATATTCAAACAGGTTCTTATGAAAAAGAAGATGGAGGTAGAGTATATACTACTGACATTATCGTAGAAAATATTGAGTTTGATAGAAGCAATTCAAATAAAGAAACTGAGAAAGAGAAAGAAGAACCAAAACAAAAACTAAGTGATGAACCATTTGAGAGTTTTGGTAGACAAGTTACTATAGATGAAAGTGAATTACCATTTTAGGAGTATGTATGGAAGAAAGAAGATATGGTGAGGATATATCTTTTGAAACTAGAAGAGAAAGTAATGACAAAGTAGATAAGAAAAAAAGATATAACCAAATAAAAGAGATTTTGAAAGAGTGGGGAGAATTAACAGCTAAGCAAATTGCAGTAATAATGCAAAAGAAAGGTTATATACCTACGTCAGAAAGAAATTTTACAAGTCCAAGACTAACTGAATTATGTATATCAGGTGAAGTAGAAATTGTTGGAAAAGAAAAATGTGAGTTTACTGGAAAGACAGTTAGTGTATTTAAGTTAAGAAATAATTAATATAGGGGAATGGTTGAAAGAAAGGGAAATTATGAAAATTATAATAGATATATTTGTAATCGTATCATGTATAGCAATTATTTATATAGCTATCCATTATCTAATTATTGATATAAATAACGCTAAAAGAATAGAGCAAATTGATGAAGAAAAAAATAACACACAAATACAAATATATGAAATAAATCGAAGAGTTGTAGCGTTAGAAAAGGAAAATCAAGATGAGGAACGAGATAGTACTAGAAAAAATAAAACAAGCAATAAGCATACTGGACGAAATAGATGAGATGATTGACACACAATCTATTGAAATACAAAACACAGATCTACAACTAAGTGACTTATATCATTTGATAGAAAATAACGAATTAAGTGATTCAGCTAGTATAAACGTTGTTAAGAAAATACATTATTTAAGGCAATTAAGACGTAGTTTAAATAATGAACACGAAATAGAAAACACTTATAATATACACAAATCAAAATTATCAGGTAAAGATACAAGACAGTTTTTATTACATGAAGTATATAAAACAGTTAAAAGTCTTGGCTCTAAATATAAAAACAGGATATTAACTGAGGAGGATATTCAAGAAATAATAGAACCTAAAAAGAAAAGAGGAAGACCTCCTAAGGAGAAAATAAATGAGAGAGAAAATTGAAACCTATAAATTATTAATTACAGAAGAGTTAATACGAGTAGATTTAGAAAATAAGAAAGAAAACAAACAAGAATATCTAAAAATGACTAGAGTAGATTACTTAAAAAGATTGTTAAAATTGTTAAAGATGGTGGAAGAATGATTGAGTTTATATTAGGATTTTTATTTACAATATTTTTAATAGCAGTAATAGTATTTTGTTTAATAGTAGGAGGTGATAAATAATGAAAGCATTATTATTAAAAGCAAGTGATTATGATTATCAAGAAAAAATTGAAGTAAATACAATAGAAGATTTATTAAAAATAGATAAGTCTTTAATTATCGAAAGTGATGAAGAAACATTAGATATTTTTAAAAACAGCGATAGTGATGATTTTGAAATGGTTATAACAATTTATGATGATTATATAGAGTAGGTGATAAGTTAAATGAATAATGAAATAAAAGAAATATTAGATTATTTAAAAGAGTTTATTGATGAAGATAGATTAGAACAAATTAATCTTAATAGATGGTTTATTAGTTCATTATTAGATTACATAACTAATTTACAAGAACAATTACATCAAGCGAGTTTAGATATTCAAGAATTAACTGAAAGAGATATTGAATGTCCTAGTTGGTGTGATAAATTAACTAAATTACAACAAGAAAATCAAGATTTAAGTAGAATGTGTGAATTATATGGTAAATCTTTGTATAATGCAGAATTAACAGATTATAAATCAAGAATAGATAAAGCAATAGAATATGTTAAAGAGTGTTATACACAACCACCTAACATAGAAAACTTTATGCACGAAGGAGAAATGAATTATTTATTAAATATATTAAGAGGTGAAGATAAATGACAAAAGAAGAATTTAAAAAGAAATGGGAAAGTGATGATGATGGTGGTGGAATAACAAATGAAGATATAGCAAGTTGTTATATTGAATGGGGATTAGGAAGAGCACCATATTCACAAACAATAGATTATGTTATTTGGAGAGTATGTGAAAGTGCTAATACAAATGACAAAAAGTATTGGGAGAAAAGAGCATTAAGGAGCGATGAATAAATGTTAAAGATTAAAGATTTACAAAGATTAATTGTAGAAATACAGCATTATGAAATGGAATTGTTTGAGGCATTAGATGAAGATTATCCTGATAATAGAATTGTAAGAGCAAAAGAAAGAGCAATATATAATCGATTAGATAAAATCACGAATGATATTGTATTAAAAGAAAAAATAAGGTTATGTATTCAACAAGGAATGTGGAATACAAAAGATTATACATTTAAGCCAATATTTGATAATTTAAGAAATATTGGACTTGAAGTTTAGTAGAAAAGGTAGAGTGATAAAGAAATGCATATGACAGTAAATATTGATAGATATATTGAAGACATGGAACAATGGAAAAAGACAAGAGAAGAGAATGATAAATTGAAGCAAGAACTCCAAAGAAAAGATAATATAATAGAAAAAGCAATAGAATACGTAGAACATAATACTTTTCAAAATAGTGGTGGTGATTGGATATTTACATTTTATGAAGGAAAAGAATTATTATTAGATATTTTAAGAGGTGAAGATAAATGAAAGAGATGATGAGAGAATTGTTTTTAGAAAACTGGGTAAAAGAAGCAAGTTTAGAAGAAATAGTTCAAAAATTAATAGAAAATGATGAAAGACACAAAGAAATAGAAAGACTTAATAATATAGTTAATGAATTAGAAAAATGGTTAAAAGAAGAAAAAGAAAATTATAATTTAGAATTAACAAAGAAAAACGAAAAAGCATTAAGTTATAGTTTACCAATAAAAAATGTTTATAGACAAGTTTTAGATAAAATAAAGGAATTAGAAGATAGTGGGAGTGATGAATAAATAAATGCCTAAAAAAATAGATTATGAATGTTGTATATGCCACCAAAAATTAGAAAACAACGAGACTATTAGATTGGTAAAGCAGTTATACGGAATTTCATACTCTGGTGGTCATTATGCAGTAAGAAAATATGATTTTTGTAAACAATGTTATAGCAAGTTTGCGGGTTGGATAAAGAAACATAAGGAGGGATAATTATTATTTACGTAATAATGGCAGGTGGTGAATATAAAGATTTTAAAACGCCAAAGCAATTAACTATAATTAACGGGGAAAGATTGGTTGATAGAACAATAAGATTATTAAAAAAAAATGGAATTAACGAAATATATATTACAAGTACAGATCCTAGATTTGATAATTGTGTTGCCCCTAGACTAGAACACAAGAACACATATAAAGTTAGGGAAGGTATTCAAGAAGGATATTGGTTAGATGCCTTTTATCCCTTCTTTAAACCCTCTGATACCGTTTGTTATATGTTTGGAGACGTATATTACACAGAAGAGGCAATTCGCACGATAGTGGGTTTGAAATGTGTTAAAAACACACTGTTTGGAACAAGTGATGCAAAAAACGAGGAGCATGAGAATTGGGGAGAACCATTTGCTTACAAAGTGGTAGATTATGCAGAGTTTATGCGTGGAGTTGAAGCGGTTAAAGAAATGCAAGATGCAGGATTAACTAAACGTATGCCTATTGTATGGGAATTATACAGATTTTTAAACGGATTAGACATTAATGTTCAGAGGGTATTGGACGAAACTTATGTATGTATTGATGACGGCACCATGGACGTTGATACCTTAGATAAGGTTGAAATGGTAAGAAAGAGGTTTGAAGATAATGAGTGAAGAAAGATTACAAGAAATAAAAGATAGTCTAACAGAAGAATTAAATAGTATTGATTATTATGGAAGTGAAACAGCAAAAGAAGGGTTAGAACTATACAATGAAGTAATTAGATTACAAAAGAATAATGAAGAAATGCAAATAGAAATGGCAAGAACGTGGAAAATAGCTGATGATTACAAGACAAGAATAGATAAAGCAATAGAATATATAAATAATTTAAGTAAAGAGCCAAATGTTTTTGGACATTATGGAATACATAATGATTGTGCAAAATGGTTATTAAAATTATTAAGAGGTGAAGATAAGTGATACTTAATATAGTTAGTTTTATCTTTGGAATGAGTATAGGTTTCTTTCTTGCTTGTTGTTTAAAAGTGGGGAAGGATGATTAATGGATAATATTCTATTAACTATAATAGTTCCTGTATATAATTATCCTGAAGTAGATAAAGCATTAGATAGCATACCCCAAAGGAGTGATATTGAAATATTAATTGTTGATGATGGCTCAACTGATGAGACACCAAATGTAATTAATAAATGGATATTTAGTCATTTAAGTCAAAATGTCAGAGTAATAAGACACGGTTGGAATATGGGTTTGGGTGCTGCTAAAAATACGGGATTCGATAATGCTAAAGGTATGTATGTTACACAATTAGATAGTGATGATTATTTATACACAAATGAATATAACAAAGTAATTAATCGACTTGACGGAACGGATATAGTTTATATTGATATGCAAGTTAATGATGGCTTAGTATTTGCTATAGACGAAAGTAGTAGAAGAGGGTTTTGTTCTGGCTGTGCTAGGTTGATTAGAAGAGATTTTTTAGGAGACATAAGGTGTCCTGAAATACAAGCAGGGGAAGATTGGTATTTAAGTGAGGAGTTACTAAAGAAAAACCCAACTGAAAAGTTTACAAGAGTAGTAGCATATCACTATAATTATCCTCGAGAGGGTAGTTTATTTGATAAATTAGTAAAAGGAGAAATAAAATGAAAAGTTTAGTTAATACCAAGAAAGTATATATGTATGATACTGAGGGAAATTTAATAAAAATATTTAATACCTCATTTGATTGTGCAGATTATTTTGAATGCGATCCTCATTATATTTCATATAACATAAAGTACTTCAAAAGAATTAGAAATAAAAGAGAACAAAAATGGTATGTAATTAAGAGAAGTTAATCTTATAGGAGCATATATGAAGGAGTGTAAAGAGTACATGGATAGTTTTGAAATGGAAATAAAAACATTAGAGGGGTTAATTAATAAAACTGATGATGAGAAAATGAAAGTTTTATTAGAAAAAGAGGTTGATAATAAAAAAACACTACTAGGAAAATATCGTAGTGTATTAAGTAATATATCTTCAAACGAAATATGCTGCCGATTATTTGCTAAGATACTAGGAGGCAGCCCCCCTACTAAAGCAGTAGAGGAAGTTGCAAGAGAGAACTACTTTCAAAATATAAAGCCAAATAGCTTATCAGCGATATGGAGATATTATTCAAAAATAAAAGAATTGGTAGAATGATAGTGAAATAGGAGTAAATCGTATTATATAATTAAAATGCCACAGAGGAGACCACCCCCTCCTTTGTGGTAGCTCCTATTAGAAAGAAGGAATATGGGTTATATAAGCAAGTTAGATACTAAATTTATTACTTTTGTAAATAGAAAGTATGGAACAACTTTTAATTATTTTGATGATTACATTTTGTGGTTGTATAAAGCAAAAAACAATAATAAGGAAAACTATTATAGTCAATTAGAAAAAGACTTGTGGGAATATTCAGACTATCAAACAGGATCTCCTAGGTCTATGGGGAAGAAGACTATAAAGAGGTAGGATATGAAGAAGTTTACAACTGAAAGCATAGAAAAAAGAGCAACTAATACAAAAAATAACAATCACAAAAAAGAAATAGAAAAGCAAAAGATGATTCAAGAAATAAAAGAAGAGTCTAAAAATATGTTGCTGCCTAATCTAAAAGAGAAGATGCAAGAAACAACAAATCAAATAATAAAATTATTAAAAGAAAAAGATATAAATAATATACAAATAATGTCTATAATTGCGAAGGGAAGTCTACTTGAAAATGCCTTAGGTAGAAGCGTAGGGTACACCGCCCAAGAATTAAGTATTGGATTTGATTTATACCTAGATATGATTAATAAAATAAATGAAATAAAGCCCTTCCCCCCTACAATAGAAAGTTATTGTAATTTTATGGGGATAAGTAAAACAACTTATGATAATTACTTAGTAGATGCAGATAGAAAAGACGTAATGAATTTTATACACTCATATTTATTAGGGGTACTAGCTACAGGGGGGCTAACAGGTGAGTTACGAGAAATATCTAGTATATTTATTCAAAAACACATGGGAAAAACAGAACAAACTCAACCGATAGTAGTAGAACATAAAAAGATAACTAATATTGAAGAAATACAACAAAAACTAGCAAGTTTAAAAAAAGATAATATTATAGATGCAAGTTATAATGAAAAAGAGGATATATAATCCTCTATTTTTTTTTGTTAGCAACCTCACATAAAGCTAACCATAAACCAAGTGCAACAATTAATATAAATTCCATTCGTCCTCCTTTAATTTAGCAAGTATTGTAGGATAATCTTTTGTATTATATCTTTCGTAACATTGTTGTATTTTCTTTTCGAAAGAAAGTAGGGGAACATTTAATAATCTACAAGCTGCCCTCATACCAGTTTTAGTTTCTATCATGTATGTTAGTACAGTTATAAAGTTATCTTTGTTAGATCTGTCAGAGAAAGCACGTCCTAGTTTTTTTCCTGTCCCTTTTACTGCTTTTAATCCTTCTTTCGTACGCTCACTAATTAAATCTCTTTCGAATTGTCCTAATACTGAGAATATACCAAGTAATAGGGAGGTAGTAGAGTTAGGCTGCTCCCCAGCCCTTAATTCAAAACCTTCTTTAAATATGATTACATTAATCTTTCTTACTTGTACTAAGTCAGTAATTAGTTCTAATGTTTTAATAACACCACCACGAGATAAACGAGATAAGCTTTCTACTACTAGGGTATCCCCCTCCCTCATTATATCAAGTAGGTGCGTAAACTCTGGTCTATCTAGTTTAGTTCCAGTAAACTTTTCTTCTACATAAGTACAATTAGTGCCGTCATAGTATCCTTTGTCTTTAAGTATTTGTATTTGTCTATCAAACTCTTGTGAATCACGACTAACACGTATATAACAATATTTCATATATATCACCCCATTAAATTGGCTATATTATACCATATTTTCCTTTCTTTTTCAACTTTTAGTCATCATTTTCTTTAAACAAGTCTTTTCTTTTTGTTTTAGGTGAGTCATGTACTACTAAATAACTTATATCAGATATATCACGTTGTGCCATTAAATCAAGTACACGTACCCCTCCGTCTCTATATTCAATTTCTAATATGTTTTGTACGGGAAACATAAACCCGTTGTGCGTATTTTCCACACGTACGTTATCAACTTTTGTAATTCTAATAATATCTTTATCGTTCATTTTAATTCCTCTCTATTATAATAATACTATATTTTATATATCAATGTAAAGGGGAGGTAGCCCCCCCTTATTAAAATAATGGCTTTCCTTCTGGAAATATATCTTTTTCCTTTAAACAATCACTATATAAATATTCTGTATCAAATATTTCTTTATATTCTTCATCAGTAAGTAATTCAAAGTTATTATCTATGAAGTTAATTTGATTCATTACTATATCATATAATTCTTTATCTTGATTCTCTAGTTTATATTCTTCATATTCTTTTGTATAACCTCTTTGAGATATATCAAAATATTCTCTAGCACTAATCATTTTAAATCCTTTATAATCGTCTAAATCTTCATATCCAGCAGCAAGTCCATATTTTACTTGCCCGTTTTCCTTTATATCTATAACTAATATACCATTATTATTATCTTGATTCTCTGGATTCATTTTAAATGTTATATGATTGTTGTTTTCATTATTCCATGTATATTGTTCTTTTACAAGATCGTGACCACCTACCCAGCTACCAATAGTAGTATTAATTTGAATAAGTGATTGTAAAATGTTTAAATCTTCTCTATAATTACCAGAGTTAGATATATCAAAGTTATTACCTTTAAAGTTAGAATAATCACTTTGTGCATTTTTACCTATAAAATCTAATAATTGATAAGTTCTATTAATCATATAATAACCATAATTCCATTGTAGGTGCATAGCCACCAAGTTTTTACCGTTTCTATATCTTATATATATTTGGCTTCTTTGTCCCATAATTTTACCTCCTATCTATTAGCCCAATAGCCATGAGTACCAATATTTTTATTGTACTTTTTATAATATTTTTTTAATCTTTCAATATATCTTTCTTTTTCTTGCTTAGATATTTCTAATATATCATCAATTTCATCATCAGTTAAATCTCTTACAGTAGTATGATCTCTTCTTGATAGCCCACAATATTGCCAAAATACTAGGTATACATTTTTGCTATCATCAGAATAATTTCTATTAATAAAAGGTTTCAATTCAATACGTCCTGAGCAATATCCCTTAGTTTGTAAATCATCTCTTTCTTTTATCCACTCATCAAAATCAAACTGAAAGTTTCTTATATTGTAATGGATAAAAAACTCTTCTGTAACGTTAGGGCATGGAGTCTCATCATCATAATAAATAGTGCTATCTATATGAGTCTTAGTATCTACTATAAAATAGTATCCATCTTCAAACATATATATAGAATATCTTTTGAAATTATTAATGTTATCTTTTTGTTCTAATTCTTTTCTTTTTTCATCTGTAATAGGTTTATTACCATAATATCCATACTTGTAATTGCTTCTATAAAGCTTTGTAAACTCTTCATAGTCTTCAATTTTTTTAATCGTTTTCACTTTATTCCTCCTTTATTTTAGAAGGGGGGTAGCCCCCCTCTTTTAAAACTTGCGTACTGGCAGTACTATCCCTATTTCTTCATTTTTATTAACAAAGTATAATGGCATATTAATACCTTGAAAATATATTTTACAATCTTCGCCAATAACGTCTATAACGTTCTTAACAAATATAGGATTGTAAGCTTGTTCCCCAATTTGATAGAAAGCGTCATTTCTAGCTATTTCCTTCTTGTTAGTTTTAATAAATGCTATCAGATCATTAACGTCCAGTGTTAACTCATTACTTTTATCATAATCTAATGTAATACAATTCATTAAGTTAGGATATGTAGCATTGATTATAGCCGTTTCCCCATATTTTTCTTTATATTCGTTTTTATCTATCCCCAATTTTTCTAAATCAGAGTCGGTAGCCACAAGGGGTAGGGGCATTTCATCTTGCTTAATCATAATAGCGTGGTAGCTATCTGTTACGCATTTATAATCACCGCATATACCATATCCCGTAAGAGCTAGTCTATCCTCCATTTTACTAGCAATTTTCTTAATAGCATTTACTCTTGTTTTATTTGTTGTTTTATAAGCAGCATTTTTTCTTATTTCTTTTTCTAATTTATCCCTTAGCTCAACAAACTTTATGTAATTAATATCATTGTCTCTTGTTATTCCTTTTATCTCATTATAGATTGTTTCTATTGTCATTAATTATCCCTCCAATCCTATTTATCCAATAATTAGCATATTCTAATGTTGTTTTATTACATTTCTCTTTATCAAACTTATAATAATTTATTGTTCTTGTTATAATGTTTTTAATACGTTTTTCTATATTTTCATGTCCCCCGCTAAAATATAAATCACCATTAAAACATATATCATTATTAGAATAAACAATATATTTATATCCTTTATATTCTTTTATTATCATTAATTATCCCTCTTTTCATTTTTATATTGATATAAATATTCATGTATTGTCTCATCAATCGTATCTACTAAATCACTATTAATTTGTATATTATCATAAATGTTATTATAATCTTCTATTGATAAGCTATCTAAAAACTCTAAATCACTTTTACATTTTTCTTGTTCTTCTTCGTTCAGATCCCCCTCAATATATTCAATCTCATTGTTTACATAGCTTTCTATTAATCGGATCATTAAATCATCAAATCTCATTATAATACCTCCTATATAGTAATTTCTCTTTCATCATAGCCAAGCTTATTAAAATTGTCGTAAATAAAGTCCTCTATTTCTTGAAAATTATCATAACTTTCACTTAATCTTTCTAGCTCAGCATATTTTTCTTCAAAGTCATCAGTTTTTTCAACTATAATAGTATAGTCAAAGTCAATATCGTCAATATCATGTATTTTTATTAAAGCATATTTATCCATATTATCTAACCTCCATAATACCATTTTTAAATAATTCTTTTATTTCATTATCAGATAAGCCATATTGCTTGAAAAACTCTTTTTGGTGGCGTGTAGTCGTTTGTGAATATTTTCCTAGATATTCGCAAGTAGCCATGCAAGTATCTTCATTTTTAGTGATCCTAGCAACTAATGTACCATAGCTATATAACTCTAACTCAGTATATAAAATATTGTCTTGAATTGTACTTGTTTGTTTTACTCTTGCTTTTCCATAAAAGCTATTTCTACTATCGTATCGACAACTTAAATCGTATAACATACCTACACCCCCTTATTTATAAATACAATAATTTATCTTTCCTTTATATTTTTTTACTATTTCACCTTGATAAGTCATAGCTTTAATAATATTGTCAAACTCTTTACTAATAATTTCTAATGTATCAGTAAATTGATATTCTACTATATATTTCATATATACCTCCTAGTCAATATCCTCAATAGTTTCAAACTCTTCACCGTCAAACCAATTAGCTAGCCAATCAGCGTCTTCTGAGTCATCAATATTATATGGATAAGAATATTCTCTATCTAACATATATTTACTAATTTCATTTACTCTATCTATCCATTTATTTACATATTCTTTATTATCAGATAGCCAATCTTGATATTTTTTAGAGCTTTCAATTCTTTCCAATTTATCACTTTCTACATAATAGTTATCAACGTATATTTCAAAGTCTTCACGGATATATTTACTAAAATGTAAATCAACGTCATCAACCCATAAATGCTCCCCGTATACCTCAATATCTCTATTTAATTTAAAACCCTTTATACCGTCTATCCAGCTACCTTGACTGGAGCTATCAAAATATATATCATCAAATGTAATATCTTTAAAGTCATCTCTAATTTCATCTAATTGATATTTAAAATCTTCATATAATTGATCTTGATAGTCTCTATAAATCATTTCATTATTTAATTCAATTTTTTCTTCTTTTTCTTCATCTGTTAATTCGTCCCATGTTCGTATTTTATGTAATGTTTTTTTTGTATTTTTTGTTTCTTTCCCTGTTTCATCAATAATAGTCGTTTCTACTATTTGTTTAAATTGTTTCATAATTTTCCTCACAATCTCTTAATCTTCTACAATCTAATACAAAGTTATCACAAAGAGTATTTATAAACTCATAATTATTGCTATCATACCAACTAATAAATGTAAATATATCATAGTATAAACAATAAGCTGGAGCATATACCTTATGCCCGTATAGGAATAAACCGTTTTTTGTGATCCTTGTCTTTTTGATATAGTTTTGTTTTTCTCCATATTGTCTTTTAATATATTTATAACAATATTTCTTTAATTCTTCTAAATCTTCTTTAATACTCATAATACCTCCTAAAACCTATTTCCTACTGTAAAGTCTTTAATATCTTCATTATAGTAAACTCTGATTGAACAACCGCTCCAATATCCTTGACTATTTAAACATACCTCTAATTGTTTTTTTAAATACTCATCATCACCGAACAAAAACTCCCCGTAATCGTCCATAATTTCTAAGAATCTTTTATACATTTTATTATTTACTTTTATCATAATACCTCCTACTATCTAATAATTGAATTGTAATTTCTGATTGTATCGTTACAATATTCATAAAATTCTTTTAAATGTTTTTTATCGTTATAATCATTTATACTTGTTAAGTAATAATGATCCGCTAAATTATAAGCATATTCTCTTATCTCTTCTTTTGTTATATAATCTTTATCGTAAAACTCTTGAACGTCAAATATATCAAACCACTCAACGTATCTAAATTTTCTGTATCTTGTTTTATCTTCATTGTATATTTTCCCATAATATATGTAATAAAAGTTATGTACCTTATCATTGTTTACCTCATGTATCTTATTTATTTTTGTATATTCATAATTTACCATTTTAATACCTCCATATTTCATACCCTATAACCCCCTTTTTGAATTGTCAGAAAAGCAGGGGGGCATATTTTTTTTTACTTATACCAATCTAAATATCCTAATTCTTTATAACATTTTTCTTTACCATAATCAGTAATGTCGTAAACCTCTTGATCTGTAAATTGATTTTCATATTTATAAAACTCTTCATAGCATTTATTTCTGTTTTTATCATCATATTTATCATATTTATCTAAATTATTGAATAATTTATTGTGAATATCACACCAATATTGATAAGCATTTTCTAAATCGTGTTTTTTATAAGCATTTTTGCATTTATCAACTAATTTTTGATAAGTCATAGCTTTTTCACCTCAATTCGCTAACATTTTATCATCTGTTTTCTCTAATTAACCCGCTTTTATGAAAATAATTTATATTTTTCTTAATTTCTTCATATATACGCACGTACGGGAGAAGATTTTTAATCAATTTCACACGCACACGCACGCACGGAAGAAGATTTTATACATATAAGGAAGGCGAAGGAAGATTTTTTTAAAAGAGAAGATTTTTTTATTTTTTTTCTTTTTCTCCATTTCTTTTTTTATCTTTTTTCTTTTTTTTGGATCTTCCTTCTT